CTACCGGGGCCAGTTCTGCACCCACCAGCGTTCACGCACGATGCGCCCGATCTGTTCCACGAACTCGTCCCGAGCCTGTTCGCTGACGTGCCCCTTCGAGGCGAGCCACATGAACTGGCCTTCTTGCTCGACTCCAATGACGGCCCGGCCCCCCGGCAGGCTGTCCACAAGCTCCATACGGAACTCGGCGCACGGCTTTCCTTCTTCTGACTCGTCGTCACCCTGCGTGTTGACGCCTTCCCCGTCCGCCATTCGCACTGCCTCCCTGCTCACAGCCGCACACTCGTTCTCACGTTCGAACGCGCGGTCGAGGTGATCCGTTTGCGCCCCCCAGGCGGATCACCGACTGTGCCATACCGATCAGGGTGTGACCAGAGTGAATCAATGAGTAACGGAAAGTCGTACTATTCGCCCGAATTTCCGTCACTCTGCGTTCGCCTACGGGCAAAGGTCTCAGCGATCTCAGCGAGCTGCCGGCGCTCCTCGTCCGACATCTCCTCAATCCGGGCCGCCAGGACGCGCGTCGTCCGGTCCTGACTCCAGACGTGCGACCGCATGCCGAGGTACTGCGCGGCCGCAGCCTCCTGAACCACGCGCAGCGGCAGCGCAAGACCGACATGGAGGGCGCGCAGGATCGCCTCGGACGGGGCGTCAGTATTCTCGCCGCGCTCCAGCTTGCTGACCCACCCGAACTTGAACGGGCGCTCGCCCGTTTCGGGGTCAACGGACTGCTCAGCGAGCTTCCGGACGCTGATGTTCAGTTCGGCACGCCGCTGCCGTACGAGGTCGGCGAAGTCGGTCCGCTGCTCTGTCATGGCGTGCATTCTGCCCCTTCGCTCCCCTTGCGTGACGCCTGATGTCTACGTTACCGCTATTGATCATTGAGTAAATAGCAGGTCAGGCAACGCAACCGTTCACGCCGCTGCACAAAGTGTCTACGGAAACACTACGCGCGCGCCATCCCCACAAGGTGTGATGTCCGAATCTCAGCTGCGCTGTGCGTTTCCGTAGACAAGCCGTCTACGAGCATGTACTGTCGGCCTTGTTCACGAAAACGCACAACACGTTTACGGAGGTGAACGCGTGCGTCCCCAGCAAAACCCCATGGTCCTCGTCAAGGCTGACCTGCTGGTCCAGCTCATGGAGCGCACCGGCGACGGACGATCGGTCAGCGTCCGAGAGCTCGCCGACGCCGCCGGATGCCACCCCAGCAAGATCGGCCACCTGCGTACTGGCGAGCGAGAGACCGCCACCCAGGACGAGGCAGTGGCAATTGCCAAACGGCTTGGAGTAGACCTCCTCGTCCTTTGGGAGCACACCGGCCGTACCAACCCGGCCCCCGCGGAGCCCCCGCAGATCCTTGCGGTGCCGGCATGAGCGGCGAGTTCTCGTTCGAGGAGGCCGAGCGCCGCTTGGGGCCAGCCGCTGTCGCAGAAGCCCGCCGCAGTGCGGCCGAGGCGCCGGAACTGAGGCCCGAGCAGCTGGAGCACCTGCGGCAGCTGTTCGCCTCGGCGATGGGGCCCGTCAAGCCGCAGCCGGCGGCCAACGCCGCCTGACTCACCAAACGCCGAAGGGCCGCCCAACTCCCCAGTCTGGCGACCCCCGACTCGGCAATCCACCAGATCCCATCGAAGGAGTGGATCACCTTGAAGGACAACCTTACTCAGCTCAGTGCGGCGACCGCGCTGGTGCAGCTCCTTGAGGAGCACCCCGAACTGTCCGAGCACATGTCCTGGTCGATCAGCCGGGTCGGGGTACAGCTTGTCGGCTTCATCCACGAGGGCGGCATGCAGGTGCTCGCGGACTGTGCGAAGTTCCTGGGCGGCAGCGTCCGGGCCGACGAGAGCACGTACGAGAGTGGCGGCCAGCGGTTGCGGACGCACGTGTTGGCGTCGACGTGGCGGGATGTGCCGGTTCAGGTTCTGCTGCCGCTGCCGGTGGCTGCTGAGCAGGTGGCCGCGTGAGCGCCCCGCTGGTGGTGAACACCACGGACGGAACGGTGTGGACGCGTCGTGGTGCGATGCGTGGCGGGGAGGCGCTGTACGCGCTGGCGGCCGTTGAGGACTGCCCGGATCTGGTGATGGCGACGCTGGCGGAGTTGGCGGAGCACGGGATCGCGGGGTCGGCGGATGTGCTGCCGATGCCGGTGGGCCCGGAGCCGTGGTCGCAGGCCGAGGCGCGGGACGAGTTCGAGCGGATCCTGAGGGAGAAGTTCCGCCTTGAGGACGCCCTGAAAGCGGCGCTGCGGGCTGCGGCTGGTGCTCGCCGCGAGCGGGACCTGATCCGTGAGCGGGTGTCGGAGCCGTACGGCTGCACGTACTGCGGTGTGGAGAAGCGCTCGCACGGCCGCCGCTACATCGGCGGGGCGGGGATGCACGCGTGGGAGCGGCCGACGGATGAGCAGGTCAAGGACCGGATGCTGGCCCGGCGGGCGGCTCGGTTCACGTCGCACACGGAGCATCTGGCGACGCTGTCGGTGGCGCGCACCGAGGATCTGCTGGCTGCTGAGGGCCAGGTCGCCGAGCTACTGAAGGAGCGGCACGTCACGAACGAGGCCCTCGACGACGCGGCCCGCGCGCTGAGGGAGCAGCGGGACCGGATCGCCGAGTTGGATGCGCTCACGGCCGCCGCGACCGAGTTCCGTGTGTGGGAGCCGGGTTACGGCCTGTACATCCGCCGGGCTCCGGGCGCGGAGGGCTTCGCGATTCTGGAGGCGCGCCGGACGAGTCAGGGTCGCCGGGCGTGGACGACGTCGGGTCTCCGGTACACGGTCGTGCTGTCGGATGAGGAGTTGTTCTGCTGGCCGGACGCGGAGTCGGCGGTGGCGGAGGCTCGGCGGGTGTTGCCGGGTGCTGTGGTCCGGGAGGACGAGCCGGACGCCATCACGCGGCAGATGGCCCCGTCGCAAGCGTTGCGGGATGTGCCGGACGGCGAGCACTACGCCTACGTCCACCACGGCTACGGCAAGGGCCGGGACCTGCCCGAGACGGGCGGTGCCCCGTGTTGATGCTCCTCGCCGATCTGAACGTGGCCAGCGCCGTGTGCCTGTCCATCAGCATCCACGCCGCCCTCAGCGTGCCGTACTACCTGCTCGTCGAGTCCGAGTCCGCCCGCGACTTCGACCCGCGCCCGGCCGTACGCCGTACCGCCGCCGTCCTGCACCAGGGCGCCGTGCACGCGGGCCACGACCTCAACCGCGCGTACGCCACCAGCCAGCGCGCCGCGCAGGACGCCCTGCGCGAGGCCGCGCTGACCGTGGCCGCGCTCCTCATCCTCACCATCCCGACCGGGGGCCACCGATGAACCGCATCCGCCTGATCATGCACCGCCTCTTCCGCCGCCCCACCATCACCGGCCCGTACCGCCTGTACGTCCGCCGCACCCCGGCCGGCGCAATGCTCGACGTCGAGCACTACCTCACCGCGGTGATTGAGACGATCGCCGACAACGCGGACCTCATGGACCTGCTGGTCGAGATCGAGGAGGACCGCCGCAGCGCCCGCGCCCACAAGCACGACGGGTGGGAGCCCGAGCAGCTCCTCGTCGAGAAACTGACGACCGCGCTCGGCTACGAACTCCCGCTCAACGGGGCGGCCGTGGGACGGCTGGCCGATCGGCTGCGGGCGGTGGCTCCGGTCGCGGCGATCCCGGCTCAGCGTGAGGCGGGTGCGGCATGAGTGCCCGCGAGCGACTGACGGGCATGGTCCGCACCGACCGGGGCGACATGACCGTCTGGGCGCCGTTCATGGTGCGCGACGCCTTGGACGCCCACCGTGCCGAAGCCCTCGACGAGGGCATCACCGCCCTCCGCAAGTGGGCCCACAAGCCGGGCATCTCCTTCGCGCTCGGCGTGCTGCTGTCCGTCCGCGACGACCGGAACCCGGAGCAGCCCGGCCCGACCGCCGCCGACGGGCAGGCGTACGACGGCGAGTTGGCCATGCTCCGCGGCCTCGTAGCAACGCTGAACGCGGTCGCCGAGCACGGCGACCTGAGCGACGTTCGGAAGCTGCTCGGCGAGTACGCCAGCGATGACGCTGCCGCCCGCGAGGAGAAGGCCAGCAGGGCGGACACCACTCCCGACTTCTTCCAAGCCGGCCACGTCTACGCCCGCGAGCACCACGGCCTCCCCATCGAGTTCACCGTCGAACACGTCGCCACCACACCCAGCGGGGACTACCGGGTCGCGTGGGGCTGGCGCAACGCCTTCGGCTGGACGGAGGAGCCCTGGGACTGTGACGACCTCGACGGCTGGACCGACGTCACCGAGCGAGGTCCCGCCGATGAGTGACCTCACCCGCCGCGCCCACCTCCTCGCCGCCATAAGGCAGCACGGACGGCCCGTCACCACCGGGCTCGCCGAGCAGCTCCTCGCCGGGACGTGGCCGACGTACGGCCGCAACACGGCACGCAAGGACCTCCGGGGCCTGAACCGCGCCGGACTCCTCGTCTCTGCCGACGTCGACGGCCGTCGCGTCTACCGCCCCACGACCGGAGAGGACAGCCGCCCGTGAGCTTCCCCACCGTCACGCCGACCACCGACGCCGAGCGCGTCCTCGGTCAGATCCAGCGCGGTGAGATCCGCTGCGGCGCCGCCGTTGCCCGCGCGATCGCCGCCCGGCACGAGGCCGCGTACGGCGGCGCCTTCAACGGCACCCCCGCCCAAGCCCTCCTCGCCAACCTCGCGCGGGCCGACGCCCTCACCGCGCTCAACTTCCAGGACGCCGCATGACCGACCACCGACTAACCCGACTGATGCAGACCACCGATACGTCCGGCGACTGCTGGCTCTGGACCGCAAAGCCGAACGGCGAGGGATACGCCAACGTTCGCATCGACGGCGTGCACTACCGGGCGCACCGGCTCGCCTATGAACTCCTCGTGGGGCCCATCCCTGACGGGCTCGTCCTCGACCACCTCTGCCGCGTCCGGCACTGCCTCAACCCGGCCCACCTGGAACCAGTGACGATCGCCGAGAACATTCGGCGCGGGCGGGCGGTGCTTCCCCCGTACAGCTCGCGTAAGACGCACTGCCCGCAGGGCCATGTGTACGACGAGGTCAACACGTACGTGACGCCGCAGGGCAAGCGGGACTGCCGCACGTGCCGGCGAGCGGCCAGGCGGCGTTGCGACGCACGCCGAAGGGCGGCGGCATGACGACTACGCCTCTGACGGCCGGGGCCACCGCCCCGGCCGCCGGCCGCCGGGTCACCCCGACTGGCCGCCTCATCCTCTCCGCGGACGCCGACCGCGCTGACTGGCTCACCGCCCGCCGCTCCGGCATCGGCTCCTCGGACATCGCCGCGATCCTCGGCATCAGCCGCTACGGCAACGCCCTGTCCGTCTACCACGACAAGACCGGCGGTCTTCCGCTCGACGGCGACGACTCCGAACCCGCCCTGTGGGGGCGCGCGTTCGAGGAGACCGTCGCCCGCGAGTGGGCCCGCCGCAACCGGTCGGTCGTCCGTCGCGTCGGCCTCGTCGCCAACGTGGACCGCCCGCACGAGATGTGCACCCTCGACCGCCGCGTCCTGGAATGCCCGCTCGCCGACGGCCGCGAGAAGTGCGCCGTCGAGATCAAGTGCCGCGACAAGATGAAGGCCTCCCAGTTCCGCGCCGGTGTCGCCGACGACGTGCTGGTGCAGACGCTGTGGCAGGCCATCGTCTGCGGCTTCGACCACGTCCACGCCGCCGTGCTGATCGGCGGGAACGACTACCGCCAGTACGTCATCCGGGTCCGTGACCACGCCCAGCTCGTCGAGGACTTGCGGGCGGCCGGCGAGCGGGCCTGGCAGCAGATCGTCGAGCGGCGGGCCCCGGTCCTCGCGCACGACGCCGACCCGGATGTCCTGCTCGACCTGTACGGGCGGCTCCACCCGGACCGTGCCGGGACGGTCGACATCACCCGGGACGTGGACACGCAGGAGGCCGTCGAGGAGTACCTCGACGCGCACCGGGCCTACGCCGCCGCGGAGAAGCGGAAGAAGGCGGCGAAGGCCCGGATCCTCGCCGGTCTCGCCGGAGCCGAGGCGGCCACCGTCCTCGACAAGCTCCACGTCTCGCTCGACGAGCGCACCAAGAGGACTCCCGACCTCAACCGGCTCGCCGAGCGCTGGCCTGACGCCTACGCCGACTGCGTCGAGGACCGCGTCTACCGCCAGATCAACATCCCCCGCTCTGTCCGTGAGGAGCACAACGCATGAGCACGATCGCTGAGCGGGCCGCAGCGGCCGCTGGCCGAACCGACGGCGCCGAGGCCGTCGACCAGACCCCGACGCCCACGTACAGCCCGGCCCCGCTACAAGACCCCGGCATTCCCGAGCCTGGCCCGGACGGACCGGAGAAGGTCCCCGTCTGGGTCGCCTGGTCCCGTGTCATGGGCGAGGTGCGCGGCATCAACAAGGGCGACTGGTACGGCAGGCCCGGCGAACGCGGCAGCTACCAGTTCCGCGGGGTGGACTCCGCCCTCAACGCGTTCGGTCCCGCCTGCCGCCTCCACGGCGTCCTCGTTTTGCCGATCCACGTCGAGACCGCCTACCGCGACGTGAAGACGTCCGGCGGCAAGCCCTCCCGCGAGTGCACCGCGACCGTCACCTACCGGATCATCGGCCCGACCGGCGACAGCATCGAGGTGCAGTCGGCGGGCGAGTCGATGGACTCGGCGGACAAGGGCACGGCGAAGGCGCTGTCGACGTCGCTGCGTTCGCTGCTGTTCCTGGGTGGCCTGGTCCCGACGAGCGACACGGACCCGGACGCGACGAACATCGAGCGCGGCGAGGCCCCGGTGCGGACGGCGGTGGAGTACCTCGACGAGATCGCCCACCCGCAGACCAGCGCCGGACGGCTGAAGCAGATCTACTACGAGCTCCGGCAGTCGAACCAGCTCGGCGCCCTCGTCACGAATGAGACGGGCGGGGAAGAGCGTGTCGGCGACATGGTCATCCGCCTCGGCAAGGAGCGCAGCGCCGGGGGTGCCGAGTGACTCCCTGGCACCTCCAGCGCATGGCCGCCCTCGACTTCGAGGCGTCCGACAAGACCCCCGACACCGCGCGCATCGTCTCCTGCGCCCTCATCCTCGTCGGCGGTGGCCTGCCCACCGACACCCGCACGTGGCTGGTCAACCCCGGCATCGCCCAGGAGCCCGGCGCGATCGCCGTCCACGGCCTCACGGACGAACACCTCGCCGAGCACGGCACACCCGCCGAGGCGGCCGTCGGCGAGATCGCCAAGGCGGTCGCCGAGGTGGTGGCCGGCGGGACCCCGCTCGTTGGGCACAACCTCGGCTCGTACGATTTCAACCTCCTCAACCACGAATGCCTCCGGCACCTCGGCGACAGCCTCGAAGGTGTCTGCCGCCAGCCCCTGACGCGGGTGGTCGACACCCTCGTCCTCGACAAGCACGCCGCCCCGTACCGACGCCGGGTGTCAGAGACGCAGGGCCCGTACCAGATGCGCACGAGCGCTGAGACGTACGGCCTGAAGTGGGAAGAGGACAAGGCCCACGGCGCCGAGTACGACGCCATGCAGTCCGCGCGGGTCGCCTACAAGATCGGCGCGATCGCCCACACCCGGCCCGAGGACCGGCCCGACTGGGTGCAGCAGCTGCGTAACCGGCGCGGCCCGTATGACCGGTTCAACGACCTGGCGTTCGTGGACGTCGAGGAGCTGCACCGCCGCCAGGTGGTGTGGGCGCGGGAGTCCGCCGAGTCCTATCAGGCGTGGCTGCGGGAACCGGCGAAGTCCGGTGAGAAGCACGACCCGAACGCGGTCATCGACGGCACGTGGCCGCTGCGCCCCGTCGAGGGGGGCGACGCCTGATGTTCGGACTCACCACCACCCGCCGCCTCCGCCGCGAGGTCGCCGAGGCCAAAGCCGACGCCACGGCCGAGACCGACCGGCAGCGCGAACGCGCCGACAACGCCGAGCAGGCCCAAGCCACCGCCGAGTACAACCGCGGCCAGGTCCTTAACCAGCTCAACACCGCCGACGCCGCGAACCGGCGCCTGCACGACCGCAACCTCGAACTCGGGCGCCGCATCAGCGCCTTGACGGAATCCGACCCGGAGTACGCGGCCCGCCTGGAGCGCAGGGTGGCCCGGCTCCGCCTCGCCGGCAAGCGCATCTTCGCCGCCTACGGAGCGCAGAAAAAGCGCGCCGACCGTCTCCAGCAGCGTCTCGACGATGCGTGTGGCCTCAACGCCCCGGCCGTCCTCGCGGGCAGCGGCTGGCAGAGCACCCGCCACGACAAGAAGACGGGGTGGGCGTCATGACGAACCGGATCAGGCCGGTGCTGCACCGCGCGGCCACCCTCCTCTTCCCGGCGACCGGCGTGCACCGGTTGCCCGCAGCCCGCCCGGTGTGGCCGGCCGCCCCGGACACGGTCGTCGCGCAGGCCTTTCGGACGTGTGGGCCGTGCGGGATGGAGTTGCCGGTCACGCTGCACGGCGACGCCTACCTGTGCCCGTTCGGGCACCTGAACGGGGGCGATCTGTCGTGAGCACCCTCGGAGCCGCCCTCATCCTCCTCGCCGTCCTCGGGTTCTCGCTGACTGCCTTGTTCTGGCAGATCGGCCGCGCCCGCCGGGTCGAGTCGGAGCGGGACCGGATCATCCGCGAAGCCGAGCAGCACGACGTCGGCCCGGACGCGCTCCGTCTCCTCCAGGAGCTGGACGCGCACCTCGACGCGTACGCCGCCGCGGTCCACGGCCTGTACGAGCAGCCGCACATCTCGCCCGATCCGGTCCTTGCGGCCGGGCGGGAGCGGCTGTGGGACGCCGTACGCGACAACCAGAACCACCACCAGGGGGACCAGTGAACAGCCAACCTCTCATCAGGACACGCCCGTTGATGGAATCGCGTCCGCTGGTCCTGGCCTCGGTCGCCCCGGCGGCCGGGTCCACGGCACCTGCCATCACCATCACCGTCCACGGCCTGCCCGCCCCGCAAGGGTCGAAGCGACACGTCGGCAACGGCGTCATGATCGAATCGTCGAAGAAGGTCAAGCCCTGGCGGCAGGACGTCAAACACGCCGCCCTCGACATCACCGAAGCCCTCGACGACTGGACCGTCCTCGACGGCCCCCTCGCCGTCGCCATGACGTTCACCTTCGACCGGCCCAAAGGGCACTACCGCACGGGCCGCAACGCCCATCTGCTGCGCGACACGGCACCCACCCGGCCGGCGGGCATGCCGGACTTGTCGAAGATCGTCCGCTCCACGGAGGACGCCCTGACCGGCGTGGTCTGGAAGGACGATGCCCGCGTCGTCGAATACCGGCGGCTCGGCAAGTGGTACGCGGGCACCGCCGCCGCCGACGTGCTGGCCGTGCCGGGCTGCGTCATCCGCGTCTGGCCGCTCGCCGCGGAGGTGACGGTCTGATGTACCGCCACGACAACGACGCCTTGACGGTCATGGATTGGTTCTGTGGGGCCGGCGGCTCCTCCCAGGGCATGCACTCCATCCCGGGCGTCCGCATGGAACGGGCAGCGAACCACTGGGAGCGGGCGATCGAGTCGCACGCCGCGAACTTCCCCACCGTCGACCACTACCGCGGCGACATCCGCGAAGCCCCCGTCGAGACGTGGCCCGTCACCGACATCTTCTGGGCCTCGCCGGAGTGCCCGCAGTGGTCCAACGCCCGCGGCAAGAAGCGCGACTTCGACGCCTCCCTCCAGGGCGACCTCTTCGACGGGTTCGGCCCGTCCGAGGAAGAGGAGCGATCCCGCGCGCTGATGGAGGAAGTCCCCATGTACCTGCGCGGCGTGCAGCAGCGCGGCGGCCTGGTCAAGGCCGGGGTCGTCGAGAACGTCGTCGACGTCCGCGCCTGGGACCAGTGGGACCGCTGGATTGGCGAGATCACGAAGCTCGGCTACAAGACCCGCGTCATCGCCCTCAACAGCATGCACGCCGACCCGCGCACCGTGCACAAGGCCCCGCAGAGCAGGGACCGCCTGTACGTCGCCTACTGGCACAAAAGCCTGGCCCGCACCCCGGACTGGGACAAGTGGCTGCGACCGCGCGCCTGGTGCACCGGATGCGACACGTGGGTGCAGGCCGTCCAGCGGTTCAAGCAGCCCGGCCGCGACATGGGCCGCTACCGCCAGCAGTACGTCTACCGCTGCCCTAACACGAAGTGCCGCAACCAGATCGTGGAGCCGGAGACGCTGCCCGCCGCGGTCGCCATCGACTGGGCGATCCCCGGCCAACGGATCGGCGACCGGGCCAAGCCGCTCGCCGACAAGACCCTCGCCCGCATCCAGGCCGGCCTCGACAAGTTCGCCCGGCCGATCACCCTCGAAGCCGCGGGCAACACCTTCGAGCGCAGGCCGGGCGTGCGGACCTGGCCCGTCGACGCACCGCTCACCACGCAGACCACGACGGCAACGAAGGCCATGGCCTACGAGCCGTTCATGGTCCCGGCGGGCGGCACCTGGCGCAACGACCCGTCCAGCGTGCTGGACCCGATGGCGTGCCGCACCACCCGCGAGAACGACGGGCTCGCCATACCGCCGTTGCTGATCCCGGTCGAGGGGCGGGAGGGGAAGGAGCCGGCCTCCGCGAACAACCCGCTCCGGACCCAGACTGCGCGCAACGAGACCGGCCTGGCGTGGCTGCCGTTCATGGTCACCATGCGCGGCGGCGGCGACCAGCTGCGCGGCCGGTCCATCGGCGAACCAGTCGGCACCGTCTCCGCCAACGGCAACCACCACGGCCTCGTCACCCCGAACCTCCCCGCGTTCGTGATGCGGAACAACGGCAGCGCCGGGAACGGCGGCGAGCACTGCACCCCGGCCGACGAGTACTTCCGCACCATGACCACGGCCGGCCACCAGTCGCTCGTCACCTGGGAGCACCTGCTCGTCCCCTACTACGGCAACGGCACCGCGAAGACCGTCCGTGAGCCTGTCGGCACCCTCTCCACCCGCGACCGGTACGCGCTCGTCCAGGGCGACGTGGACATCGAGGACGTCCTCTTCCGGATGTTGGAGCCGCACGAGATCGGCCGGGCCATGAGCTTCGCCGATCAGTACATCGTCCTCGGCTCGAAGCGCGAACGGGTCCGCCAGTACGGCAACGCCGTCACTCCCAACTGCGCCGAGGTCATCGTCGCCGCCCTCGTCGAGGCGATCACTGGCGAGGACATCGACCGGCACACGCGACCCGAGATCGAGGTGGCGGCATGAGTCACTACAGCGGATCCGTCCCCGACACCGAACCCGCCCGCGCCTGGCTCGTCAAGACGCCATGCAAAGCCGACCCCGACGCCATGTTCGCCACCAGCACCGCCGGAATCGAGGCCGCCAAGGACGTCTGCCGCAGCTGCTCCGCCGTCGAAAGCTGCCTGCAGTGGGCCCTCGAAACCGGCGAAGAGCACGGCGTGTGGGGCGGACTCTCCGACAAGGAACGCCGCGCACTGCGCAGCCGCCCTATCCGCCCGATCAGCATCGACGACTACACCGGCACACCCCGCACATCGCGCCAGGGCCTGTCGTTCCAAGAGATCTGGGACGGCGGCACCTTGGCCGACGGTGAGCACCTTCTGTGGGTCGGCCCGAAGGTCATCTACCGGCGAGGCGAGCAGCAGGTCACGCCGAACCGGCTCGCGTTCTACCTGGATCGCGGGCACTGGCCGGAGGGCGACACGAAGCGGACGTGCGGGGTGGCGGGGTGTGTGCGGCCGGCGCACCTGAATGACCGCACGGAGCGGGATGAGGAAGCCGACCTGGCGGTGGCGGTATGAGCGGCCCGTGGTTCGGCGGCCTCCAAGTCCGCGGCCTCGACAAGGGACAGACCCCGATCGCGGACCTGTTCTGCGTCGCCTGCCGCCATCACGAGCGGACCACGGGCCGGGCCAAGGTCACCGACTACCTGCGGGCCAACCCGCTCAACGAGCACCGCGCACGGTGCCGCCCGAAGACCACCTGAACAGCAGCCCCGCCGAGGCGAATTCGGCGGGGCCACCCACCACCAAGGAGAACACCACGATGGGCTACACCACCAGCTTCGAAGGCCAAGTCGCCGTCGAGCCGCCCCTCAACCCCACCGAGATCGCCTACCTCCGCGACTTCGCCGAGAGCCGCCGCCACCAGCGCCCCGAGGGCCCGTACTCCACCCACGACTACGGCTACAGCGAACTCGGCCACCCCGCCTACAACACCCCGCCCGAGGGCCAGCCCTCGCTGTGGTGCAACTGGGAGCCCACCGACGACGGCACCGGCATCCGCTGGAACGGCGCCGAGAAGTTCTACGACGCCACGAAGTGGATGCAGTACCTCATCGACCACTTCCTCAAGGCCGACGCCGCCGCGAAGGGACAGCCCGGCTTCGAGGCGTTCACCTTCGATCACACCGTGAACGGCGTGATCCAGGCGCAGGGCGACGACCCCGCCGACGCGTGGGAGCTCCTCGTGCTCGACAACGAGGCAGTCGGCGGCGGCATCCACGGCTACTGACCAACCGACCGGCGGCCGGCCCCTCGGCGCCCCAACGCCGCGGCCGCCACCCGGGCCAGCCCCTCAACATCCCCCCGCCGAGGGGCTGGCCCACCCCACAGACCCAGAACCAGAAAGGGACACCGTGACAATCCACATCGACGCCGACGTCAAGTTCGACAGCAAGGTCCTCACCGACGTCGCCGAAGCCCTCGAACCCCACGCCACCGAAATGTTCAAGCAGCGCCGCGGCCGGTGGATGGCCGTCGTCGAGCTCTCCCACGTCGAACGCGCCGAGCCTGGCCCGGACGAGGAGAAGAACCCCACCGTCAAGGTGCGGGTGACGAGCATCGAAGTCGCGGCCGACGAGATCACCGCGGGTCGACTGCGAGGCGTGCAGCGGGAGATGTACGACCGTCGCACCTCCGGCGGGACCCTCTTCGAGTCCGACAGCGACGTCGCCTGATGAGCGGCCGGCCGCAGGGAGGCGCCGACTCTCGCCGCTCTGCGGCCGGGCCGGGCCCGTGCGAGCGCTGCGGTGCTCCCGTGCTCAAGCAACTCGTCGGCCACCGGGCCGCGTTGAACGTCACCGCGGACGCCGTGCCCCAGCCGGCCGAGCAGCTGCTGCCGCTCACCAACCCGAACCGGCTGCTGTGGTGCCTCGTGGCGCTGCACGGCGGCGGGAGCGAACTGCGTTGGCGGTGCCGACACGACTGCGGGCACGACGCGGTGATCGAGCACCGGTGCCCGCCTGGGGTGGCGCAGTACGGGCGCCGGCCCGAGGGGGCGATGTGGTGACCAGGTCAGAGTGCGTCGCTGTCCAGCAGCTCGTGCCAGCGGGGCAGCTTCCGTTCGAAGACGCTGGCGAACTCCGGGTCTCGAACAGCCTGCCGCAGGTCGGCCACCAGCTGTTCGTAGAGGGGTCGGATCTCCGCGTCGTTGACCGCGGCCTCCCAGCGGCCCATGGGGATCAGCATTGCTTGCGGCTTCTCCCGGCGGGTGAGCGCGACGGGCTGGCCGAGGAGGCGTACCTCGGCGATGACCTCGGTCATGTTCGCGCGGACATCAGAGACGCCCATCTTGCGCACGTCGGACTCACTCATGCGCTCAGGATACACACCGGACCAACATCAAAGTCCGTCGCATTGTACAATTCAGGGGCGGGAGAGGCGCACATGAAGCCGCCCTAACCGGCGCGTTCCGCACGCCTTGACCCCATCAACCCCGCACCAAGGAGCCTGCCCGTGAGCAACGTCCGCCACATGCCGCGCGAAGAGGCGGACCAGCTCGGCCCCGAGCAGCACGACGCCGAGCGGTACGTCCTCGGCGGATGCATGCACAGGCCGAAAGACATCACCACCGTCCGCGGCGTCATCACCCGCGCCGACTTCGCGCTCCCGCAGCACGAACTGATCTGGGACGTCATCGGCCACCTCTACGACAACGGCGAGGAGATCAGCCCGCTCACGCTGCGCCTCGCCCTGGAAAAGCGCAAGGAACTCCAACGGGCTGGTGGCCTCGCCTACATCAACACCCTCGGCGACTACAAACTCGACGCCGAATACCACGCCTACATCGTCCGCAAGGACGCCGACCTACGCGCTGAGGCCGACCTCGGGCGCCGCATCGTCAACCAGGCCACCGCACCCGACGCCGAACCGGGCACCGCCGTCACGTTCATCGACGACTACCTCAAGCGGCAACAGGAACGCGCCCTCGGCCGCTCCGGCGACCCCGCCGACGCCCTCCTCGCCGAACTCCTCGACACCAGCGCCCTCGACAACATGCCCACGCTGGAACCCCTCGTCGGTGACCTCCTGCACCTCGACACACTGGCCCGCATCATCGGGCCGTCCGGGCACATGAAGAGCTTCGTCACCATCGACCTGGCCGGCCACGTCGGCACCGGCATGAAGTGGCACGGCCAGTACGTCCGACAGGGCACCGTCGTCTACCTCGTCGCCGAAGGCGCCCGCGGCATCCGCCAGCGCGTGCGGGCCTGGGAGAAGCACTACGGCATGCGCATGGACAACGTCCTGTTCCTGCCCCGCCCCGTCCAGGCCCGCGGCCCCGAGTGGGACGTCCTCATCGAGGCGATGAAGCGCCTGCGCCCGCAGCTCATCGTCATCGACACCCAGGCCCGCGTGTCCGTCGGCGTCGAGGAGAACTCCAACACCGAACTCGGCATCGTCATCGAGCGGATGGACGACCTGCGTCGCGCCACCGAAGCGTGCGTCCTGCTGATCCACCACACCGGCCACGTCGGCGAGCACGGCCGCGGCGCCTCCGCCGCCAAGGGAGCCCTCCAGTCGGAGATGCACGTCTCCAAGAAGGGCGACAACGCCTCCAACATCACGATCACGCTGAAGGTCGGCAAGCAGAAGGACAACGAAGAAGGCAGCGACCTTCAGTTCTCGCTGCGGGTGGTCGCCCTCGACGGCGAAGCCAAGCCCGATGGCTCGGCAGTCACAAGCGTGGTGTTGCAGTCCCTGGACCACCAGCCGGCCGAGGTGGTCAAGGGCACGCCGGAGTGGCTCGTCAGCATCCTCGACAAGGCCGAGATCCCACTGAAGTGGGGCAGCCCCCGCGTCATCAAGTGGTGCACGGAGTACGGCATCCAGATGCGCAAGGAGAAGGTCGAGGAAGCGGTCCGCATCCGCAAGCGGAGGGACTCCTTCGAGGAGGCCGAAGGGGGCCCCGGAAACCTCCCCCCGAACCTCCCCCGCGATCTTGAAGCCGAACTCCCCCACGATCAAGGGGGGAGTTCGGGGGAGTTCGAGGAAAACCCCAGGTCAGACCTCCCCCCAAATTCCGGGGGAGGCACGGGGGACGGCCCATCAAAAACTCCCTCCCCCCGCCCCGTCTCTAAGACGGGGGGAGGTGTGGGGGAAACAGGGGAAAACGGCAGCCCCACCGGACCCCCCTGCACCGTCTGCGACCGCCCCATCCCCGCCGACTGGGCCAACCGCGGATACGACACCCACGTCGGCTGCGACCCCGCCACCGGAAGCCACCCCGCACCCCACGACGCCGCCTAGGAGCACCCCATGACCACCGACCAACTCACCCAGGACGCCCCCGAGATCCGCGTCTTCCACCGCCCGGACGGATGGACCATCCCCCACCTCGAACCCCACCCCCAGGACTGCACCACCAACCACACCGGCCAACGAGACGGCCAGCCGCCCTGCACAGCAACCGCGGTGTGGAAAGTCGTCGAGCTCTACGACCTCCACGCCACCTTCAGCTTCTGGTGCGACAACGACCTGCCCACCGAATACAGGCCGGCCGCCACCCCTGCCGCCTGAGCGCTCATCCGGTTACAGCCGCCACGCGCGCGACCCACGAGTCGATCAGTACCGCGCGCGACCCACACGACCACCGCCCTGCGAACCAGCCACCCACGGAGAACCCCATGGCCGACCAGCCCCTGACCCCCGACATGGTCAACGCGATCGTCCGCGACATGGACGACCCCCGCTACCCGACCCGTATCACCGTCTTCTGCGACCACTGCGGCACCGAGCACACCGGCGAGTACATGGTCCGTGAGGGCGTGACGAGCCGGGAGCGCCTCGCCGTGGCGCGCAAGTACCTAGTGGAGAACGAGGGCTGGGAGCACACCGAAGACGGTGACGACTTCTGCCCGGAGCACGCCGCGCCGGCTGCTGCTGGGACGGGTGAGTGACCGCCATGACCGACCAGACCGCCCCGCTCACCGACCTCGATCTCGACGAGATCGCCAGCCGAGCAGCACACCTCTACGAGTACGTGGCCGTGACGGTCGCCGACGCCGAGCCCGACTTCGAGCAACTCACCGATACCGATGTGCCCGCGCTGCTCGCCGAAGTCCGCCGGCTCCGCGCCGTGCTGGCCGCCGAGCAGTCCGCGCACCGGTTCACCCTGCGGCAGCGCAACAACCGCTCCAACCGACTGATCCACCTGCGCGACCTGGCGCTCGCCCGGGACACCGAGGCACTCCTGGCCGCCGCGAAGGACACGCTGGCAGCCTCGGTCGACGACCACACCGGGTGCAGTGACACCACCGACGAGACCGACGACGAGGGCCTGTCGGGCCCGTGTGACTGCGGTGAGGGCGCCGTGCACTACACGACCGCCGACTGCCCCGCCGCGCAACGCGCCGCCACGCCGGCCGCCGAGGCGTGCGGGAAGTGCAAGACGGTGTTCGACCCGGCCGACACCCGCTTCGACGGCCACGCCCAGCACAAGGGCACGCCGTACTGCCGCCGCTGCGTGGACCTGTGCCGCGACAACGAGATCGCCGACCACCGCTGCGTGATCTGCGCGTGAGCAGCAGGACGCCCGCCGCTGTTGGAGCCAGCGGCGGGCGTACCCCCGACCTTCCCACACCCACCAGGAGCTGACCATGAGCCACCGCCCGACTGGCCCCGCATGCGGCAACAACCCGAACTACCCGCTCAGCGACGGCGACCGTCAGGCCGTCGCCGACTTCAAGGCGTACCTCACCGACCGGGCCGCACTCCGCGACCGCATCGCCGAGGCACTCATCGCCTGGACTTACCGCGGCAAGGACCCCGAGCACGGCGGCATCCTGGACACGGTGCGCGCCAACGCCTACAGCCGCGCCGATGCGGTGCTGGCTGTGCTGCCGCCGCCCGCAGACCGGGCCGCCGTCTTGCGGGAAGCCGCCGACGCCGTTGCCGCGCACCCCGGCCCGATCCCGTACCGGCCGCAGCTCGACGAGGACGGCGGCTTCTGGTGGGACACCCGCGACCGGGACGCCGTCGCCGCCCTGCTGCGCCGTCTGGCCGCCGAGACGCCCCAGCCCGAAACGCAGGCCGACGACACCGACTTCCAGGACCGAGGCGACGCGGCTCGTCGGGCAGCCGGAATCGACGGCACGGCAGGCGACGCCCAGGACGTCCCGCACGGCTTCGTCCTTGACAGGCCTACGGGCAGCTGTCTGTTGTGCGGACTCGCTCTCGGCTACCGCAAGCACCAGCCCGCCGTCGTGCAGGCCGACCCGGAGCCGCCACTGCACGGCGAGTCCGTCGCCCACATCGCCGGATGCCACGACGACGAGCAGGCACACCAGTGAGCACCGCCGAGCTCCTCGTCGAAGCCATCCACACCTTCAACGCGGTCGCCGATGCGTTCGTGCAGTGGCTGATCTTCCTGGCCACTGTCGCCGCGGTCCTCGCGCTCGCTGTGATCGCGTGCGGCGCGTGGGGCGTGCGTGCCCTGTGGCGGCGCGCGGCGGGGCCGTCCTGGCGTCGTGGGCATGTTCGAGCCCGGATCTACGCCGCACGCCGTCTCAGGCGCTCCAACGGGCGCACACGGCCCCACTGGGTCCACAGCCAGCCACTCGACTACGAGGAAGCCGCATGACCGAACAGCCCTGCCCCTTCTGCGAGATCGTCGCCGGACGCGCACCCGCCGCGATCCACCGCAGATGGGACGACGCGATCGCCATCGTTCCGCTGAAGCCCGTCGTCTACGGCCACCTGCTCGTCATCCCGACGGCTCACGTCACCGATTTCGTCGCCGACCCGATCGTCTCCGCAGCCACCATGCGGCGTGCAGCCGAGTTCGCGGGCGACTACCCGGCCGGGTCCATGAATCTGATCACCTCACGCGGCCGGGAGGCCACGCAGTCTGTGTTCCACCTGCACCTGCACCTCGTCCCCCGCGCCGAGAACGACGGCCTGGCGCTGCCCTGGTACAGCGGCCGATCCCGCACGACACGCAAGGCGCGCCCGTGATCGCCCGCGCGCTCGCCGTCGGCATCATCTGCGCCCCCTTCATCAGCGCTGCCCTCCTCGGCCTCGGCCGGGCCGCACGCGCCCTCCTCAACCGCACCCGGAGGAACCCGTGATCGACCGCATCCCGCTGGATGCCATGACCAGCGACCAACTCGACGCCCTGTACGAACGAGTAGCCCAGGCTGAGCAGGAAGCCGACGCCGCAGTCGCTGCAGCCGCACACCTCACCACCCTCGTCGGGAAGCGCTCCGAGCGGGCCGAGCGGAAGGCCGAGGACTAAGGCCGCCGCGCCGACATCGCCGAGCGAGAGCTGCACGTCCTTCGCTCAGGTCTCCGCGCGAACGGCGCCGACCCTACGCAGATCCAGAACCTGTGGGCGCAGATCCGGCTACGCAACCACCAGTGGCGGGACACGAAGCGCGAGCTGGAGCAGACGCAGGCCGCCATCGAACGGGTGCGCGCCCTCGTAGCCGGCATCGCCCACCCCACCTCTGCCGGGATCCGGGAGTACGACCTCGGCCGCCACGAGATGGCGACTGCCGTAGTGCTCGCCCTCACCGAACACGAGCAGCCCACCACCTGACCCGACCGACCCACCCGCGCCCCGCCCTCCACGCGAGGGCGGGCGCTCGCACGTTCACCGCCCCCACGCCTCCGGGCCGCCACCCCGCCACTCGATCAGCGCCGAGCGCACCACGTCCATCTCGTCGAACTCCTGCAACCCCGCCTCCTGCATGAACCGGGCCACGTCCAGCACCGAGTACGCCCGACCCAGGATCGCCCCGTTCACGCGCACGCGCCGGCCGCCGTCCTCGTCGGACGGGTACACGATCACAGGGCGCGGTCCGGGCATGGATCCAGCATGATCCGGACTGTCCGGACTCGCATCCGGGCAGGTCAGTGGCGTAGCCCGGATCACGGTCCGGGGCCCGGATTTGTGCGATCCGGAGAGAGTCCGGACGGTCCGGATCAGTCCGTGGGCGCGTGCCGGGCGGCGGTCTTCACGTCGGCCTCGGCCTGGTTGCGCGCCGTGCCCTGCTCGCGCGCGTACTCGGTGACCGCGGCCTGCACGTCGCGGGCGAGGTCGCGCCAGGCGCGCCATGCGGTGTCGTACGCCGCGGTCTGCTCGTCGGTCCAGCCGCCGTCTTGGGTGGGCGGGCCGTACTCGTCTCGCAGCTGCTCGACGCGGGCGTGCGCCTGGTCGGCGGCGCGCTGGAGGTTCACGAGTTCTTCGAAGGTGTGTGCCACGTGCAGGGAGTTTAAGCAGGGCATGAAGCGGCCCCCGCCTCGGGTGAGACGGGGGCTCGGTGGATGCGGCTACGGGTGCCGCACAAGGTCATCCGTCCTGTGCCCCGGCCTGCCCGTCGGCGAGCTCGCGCAGCCGTCGCGCAGCAGCTGACGCCCCGTACTCCCACGCCTCGTCCAGGTCGCTGAAGTCAGAGCAGTCCGGGGCAGGCATGTCCGATACAGAGTCGGCGCCCTCACGCAGCACGGCGGCCCGATAGGCGCCGACCAGTTCGGCGGCATCCTCTGTGCTCAGCCCGACAAGGCCGGGGTTCTCCAGCGTTTCCATGAGTCGATCGTGGGCTGTCGTAGTGGTCACGGGCTCTCCTTGGTGCTCGGGAGGGAAGCGCCGCTTCTTACGCGGCTGCTTGGGGTTCGCCTTGAAGAACGCGACCACCTCGTCCTCTCGGAACCGGAGTCGCGTGCTGCCCTCGCCCGCCACCGGGGAGGGGAAGATGCCGGTCCGCCGATATGTGTGGATCGTCTGACGGCTGACCCCGTGCTCCGCCGCGATCTCGGTCATCGTCATCAAGCGCGGGCTCCCCTCAGGTTCAGGGCTCTTGGGCACGGCAACATCCTCCCTGATCTGCTTGACGTTTGTAAAGCAGATCGTGCACTCTGGAACGGCACCAACAACACGGCCCCGGTCGGTGTGTGAGAGCCCGACCGGGGCCAGCCGAATCCCCTGAGCTACCAGGAGAAACGACCGTGACCAACGGTACCGACAAGCCCCCGGAGCAGCCCAGCCCGGCGCAGCCCCAGCCGAACCAGATCCTCGCCCAGCCCGCCACCGTCGAGACCTGCCGCGCCGACTACGACGCCGGCGCCGACGTCCGCTCGCGCCTCGGCTGGAAGGACGCCACCTGATGGGCGACACCTTCGGCGGCCAGTGGAACCGCCCAGGCGAGATCAGCCGCAAGGACCGCCAACGAGGCCGCTCGATGCGCGAGGTCCAAGACCGTGCCTCGTACGACAACGAACCCCAACTCGGCTGCGGCGCGATGTTCCTGCTCTGCATCCTCGCCATCGCCGCAGCCATCGGATTGGGGCTGTCGTGATGGAGCGCTTCCTGTACGCCCTCGGCATCGTCGGCGCGTTCACCGCCCTCGCTTTCGCCATCTACCGCGGCGCTGTCTGAGGAGACCCAGTGGACAAGCACACCGCCATCCAGGCCGCCGTCAACGCCGCCGCCGTCGCCACCCAGGCGATCAACGACTACGGGCGGGACTCGGACGAGGCGCGAGGAGCCCTCGACGCCGCGCGTACCGCCGTCACCACCGCCCGCCAACACGGCGCGACCGAAGACGATCTCCGCACCGCACGCCCCGCCTAACCCAGACCGGCCGGGCCCCGAAACCCCCGCGGGGCCCGGCCCCCTTCCGTGAGACGAGACCCACCACATGAAGCTCCGCACCACCCTCACCGCCTGCGGCACCGACGGGCCCTCGGCCAGCACCACCACCGTCGATACCGAACCCCGTACCGGCCGCGCCCGCAGTCGACAGCCTCACCCGCGACACCTTCGACCTCACCTGGTCCCTGGCCTCCGACGCCGAACGCGACGCGTACTGCATGAGCGTCGCCATCCTCCCGTCCGACCAGGCCGCCGAAGAGATGCAGCGCGGCGCCGGCGGCAGCGACGAACTGGACTGGCCGCTGATGGTCGAGCTGATGGAAGCCGAGTGCGCGCTCCGATGAAACACACCTTCCGCAGCCCGCTCGCGCGCTACGGGTTCACGGTCCTCGCGGCCGTCGCCGTCCTCACCGCGCAGCCCGGCCCGTTCCTCGTCTGCGCCGCGCTCGCCGCCTACGCCTGGCGTCACCGCCGCTGACCAGCTCCCAGGAGAGCACCGTGAAGACCAGCAAGATCGAGCGGACCCGCCTCGTCCCCCACACCGTCGACGGCGAGACCGAGATGGTCCTGGACACCGAGGTCATCGAGGTGCCCGCACCCCCCGCCGACTGGGACCAGCGCGTCCGCGTCGCCATCACCATCGGCGCTGCCGTCCTCGTCACCGCGTCCCTCGTCTGGACCACCGCGTCCGTCGGCGCGCTCCTCGCCATGTCCACCGTCGCCGTCGTCGCATACGCCGCGGGCGTCGCCTTCGACGCCTCCTGGATCCTGTGCATGGGCGCCGAGTGGCTGCTCCGCTACGACCCCGACCGCGCCGCGCTGCCTCGCAGAGCCGGGCATGCCGCCCTCGCCGTGTCCATGGGAGCGGTGTTCGCCCACGGCCAGCTCTCCGGGGAGTGGGTCGTCGGGGCGGTCGGCGCGGCGGTGTCCGCGCTCGCGAAGGGCGGCTGGATGATCGCCATGCGCGTCCACGCCCGCCCACTCGACGACCGCACCCAGCAGTGGGTCACCAAGCGGCGCGCCGCCGTCGACGGCCAGCTCGCGATGATCCCGATCCGCCGGGAACTCCAGCGCGGGCAGCACCTTGTCGACGCCGAGCAGCGCAGCCTGACCGGCAACCCGGATCACGGATCCGCCAATCCGGACCAGTCCGGACCGGATCCGCAGTCCGGATCCGCCAATCCGCTGCCCACCCTCAACGGGCCGATGACCGTGAAGCAGGCCGTCGTGACCGCGAAGGACTCCGGGATCCACGATCCGGATGCGGTCCTGCGCTACGTCCACAAGGTCGCCGACGCCAACGCCAAGCCCGAGACCGTCGCCCGCTACCTAAGGGGGGCGTGATGACCGAGTCGAAACCCGGGGTCGACGAGCTCCGCGTGCGCGGCATCCTCCAGCGACACGGCGTCGGCCCGGACGCCGTCCCGCCGAAGCCGGCCGCACGCCCACGGGACTGGCTCGACGGCATCCTCGACACGAAGACCGACCCCGCACCGGCGGCCGCCCCGGAGCCTGAGCCGGACGCCGCGCCCGCCGTGGAGAAGGCCGAGCCGAAGCCGCCCGCCGCCAAACCGAAGAAACGGCCGAAGCAGCCCAGGCGGAGGGCCGCCGCCGAACCGCGCAGCGCCTTCGACACCCGACCGCCGTCGCCCCGCCAGTCCCTGGTCGAGGCGTGGGACCGGGTGCCCTACCGCCTGAAGTGGCTCGCCTACCACGCGTCCGCCGCCTACCTCGGCTGGTCGATCGGGCTGGTCGGCTGGGTCACCTACGTCACCGCGTGGATTGCCCGCACCGGCCTCGCCGGCCCGCAGGCGATCCTCTGGTACGCCGTCGGCGCCCTCACCCTCCTGCTGCACCACCGCACCCGCAGATGGTGGCCGCCCGTCGCCTGGCTCGCCGCCGTCCCCGCCGCCTCAACCGTCGTCGGCGTGCTCCTCTACGGCACGCCCTCCCTTTAAGGACCCCACGTGTTCGGCAACCTCGGCACCGTCGGCCTCGCCGCCGCCCTGACCTGCCTGCTCATCTTCGGCGTCCCTGGCGGCGGCAAGCTCAAGCCGTTGGGCTGGTGGACCACCGTGTTCGTCGCGATGCTTGCCGCCAGCTCCTACAAGGCCGCCGGTGGCCCGTTCACCGTCGTCCCCGACGCGGCCGGCACGGTCATCGGCTTCCTCCAGGGCTTCCTCAAGGGGCTCACGATGCCCGCTCTCGCCCTGTGCGTGCTGATCTTCATGCTGTTCAAGAAGCTGACGACCAAGCAGGTCGGGTTCACCGCGCTGCTGTTCTTCTACATCGCCACCGGCGCTGGCGGCACCTGGACCTACGTTGCCGACGCCATCGAGAACGCCCGGGTGGGCCTCCAGTGACGTACTTCAGCCTGCGCAAGAGCGATCCGGAACCCACGCCTGACGACGTCCACGACGAGGAGCTCGCCGAGGACGAACTCGTTGACGACGAGACGCCAGGTCTGGCCGGGATCGGCGGGGCGCTTTGGGCTGGGGTCAGCGGGCCGGGCAGGTGGCTGCACGCCCGCGGTCGCGCTGATGTGGCGTGGTTGCTCTATGTGGGGTCGGTGTGGGCTGTCGGCTTCTACGGCGGTTGGGTGGCTGTAGGTCTGATCGCGGGATGGGTGCTGGCGTTCGCCGCGTTCGTGCCCCGCGACCAGCTGGACGGGTGGGCTGAATGGGTCGAGCGGCGCAGTCCCGTCCGCCCTGCCGAGCCCGTTCCAGACGCCGCGCCAGAAGCGCCGGTCGACCCCCTCATCACGGTGATGTGGAACCTGATCGGGCAGGCCCCTGGCGTCCACGTGAAGACCCTCGCCGACCGCCTCACCAAAGCCACCCCGGGGGAGCCCGTAGACCGGGCCGCGGTGAGGGCCAAGTTGAGGGCTCTCGGTATCCCCCTGAAGGGCTCCGTCCGGGATGCGGCGGGGAGGGTGAACGAGGGGGTCCACCGGGCCGACCTCCTGGCGTGGGAGGAGGCCCTCTCCCGGCCTGATCCCGATCCCGCCTCTGAGGCCCGTAGCGGCCCTGTAGCTACGGCTGTGACCTGCGATGTAGCGGACGCTCCTACGCCTGTAGCTACGCCCCGATCGAGGCTTCGCGGGCTGCTGTCGAGGGGGGGTGCGTGAATGCCGCACGAGTACTTCTGCCGTGCCTGCGACGCCGTCTCCCCGGAGCGGTGGGAGCGCCGCGTGGATGCCGAGGACGAGTTGGTCGATCACCGTCGCGCCGCTCATGGAGGGTTGGCGCCGGCCGCGGGGGACGGCGTCCGCCCTGTGCATGCGGAGGCGCGGGGCGACGGGATCCTGCCGCGCGGGAGTTGCCTCGCTGTTCTGTTCTTGCTCGCGCTGGTCCTGAGCAACTGCTGGGGCCGCTGAGCCCACAAGCCCCCGGGCGGCCGCCCGGCAACACCCAACCGAAAGGAATCCGCGATGGAGACCAACCATCAGTCCGTCCGTGACTACGCCGCCGCTCGCGAGCGTGGAGACCGCGACGAGACCGAGCGCCTGAAGAACGAGGCGATCGCCCGCTTCAACACCCGCACTACCGACGGCACCGAGCTGCGCGACATGACCGAAGCCTCGATGACCGTGCCGTTCGGCGAGCAGGGCTGACCCCTTAGACCCCGGCGCGGCCGTGCCTTCCGCCAAGACGACTACGGCCGCGCCGGTCCACCCATCCCGAACACGAGACAGGAGACCGCCATCATGGCCTTCCGACGCACCATGCCCCAAGAGGAACTCCGCTCCAAGCTGACCGCCGAGGAGCGTGCACGACACGAGACGACCTACCAAGCATCCAGGGGCGGGCACTTCCCCAAGCCGGACAGGCCGGTGCCGGGTACGCCGCAGGGCCAGCAGGAAGGCTGACGGCCTGCCACACTGGAGACTGCGCGCCGGGTAGCGCCCGGCACCCCCTGAGAACCGCCCCGCTGCCGCAACCCCGTCGGCAGCGGGGCCTCCTCATGTCACAACACGGACACATCCCCTCCACACGGTGCGCACACGGCAGGATGATGCCGATCACGCACCAAACGCCCTTGGGGGGACCATGAGCAACGACACACCACCACCCATGCCCGACTTCCCGCCGGCGCCGCCGGCACCGAAGAAGCCCCGCAACTGGGTCGTCATCGGGACGGGCATCGCCGTCATCGCCGCAGTCATCGGTACCGGGCTGTTCGTCGTCAACTCGCGCGACGACAGCGCGGACATGGGCAGCGCCTCGGCGTCGAGCACGCCGACCGACGAGACCGTCACGGCCGCGGTGGAGGAGGAGCCGACGCCGGAGGACACGCAGCCGGAGATCATGGCTCTCACGGATGCCGTGGAGTACGTGGACGGTTTCGAGATGAGCCTGTCCGACTACAAGCGGGGTACGTCGTCGGAGTATTCGGCGCCGGAGAACACGCCGTACGCCTCGTTCACGGTGAAGGTCAACAACGCGTCGGATGCGGTCGTGGACCTGAACTCTGGGTACATCTCGTGCTTCTACGGCGAGGAGTCCCGTGAGGGTGAGCTGATCTTCTCGTCGGATCCGGAGCTGGGTGGTCTGCCGTCGATGCAGTTGCGTCCGGGCCGGTCGGCGTCGGCGCGGGTGGCGTGTCAGTTGCCGAAGGGTGAGGAGTATCTGCAGATCGAGTTGGCGCCGTATTCGGATGCGGAGCCTGCGATCTTCGCAGGGAATGTGAAGTAGCTGGACAGCGAGAGGCCCCGCCTGGTTGGGCGGGGCCTTCGTCATGCGGTGGGCTACGCGTCGAGCGCCCGCTGAATCGCGGCGGCCTGGACGTCATCGCCGCGCTCGGCGAACCACGCACGCAGCTGTTCCAGCCCGGCCCGGTCGAGAGCGACGGTCGGATGGCCGCTGGCGTCCGTTGTGACGTGGGTGTCGATGCCGAGGCCGGCAAGGAAGGCGCGGAACTCTTCCCGGTCCTGCACGCCCATGGTGGGGGCGAAGAGTTGTGGCTTGCTCGCGGGGCGGACTGGCTCCTTGCTTGGGTGCTCCGGGCCCGCGCCCAGCGCCCGGTCGTAGGCGTCCAGGTGCTGCTCGAACTCCTCGCGGCTGATCCGGTCGGGGTCGATACCGAGGGCGTCCCATAGGTCGTCGCGGGCGCTCATGTGGTGGGCTCCTCGTCCGGGCGCACCGGGCCCGCGTCCAGGTCGACCACCGCACGGAACCGGTGACCGCATGGCAGCCACCGCAGCCGCAGCGCCGTCTCGTCGACCCCGAACGCCGCGTCCTCCACTCGCTGATCGACGCGCTCAGCCTCGGCGTCGCAGGCAGGGCAGCGCGGGAGCGGCGGAGCGGGCAGGTTCCGCAGGACCGTACCCAGCCCTTGAGCGTCTCGTTCACGGAACTGGCGGTGCAGGTCGGCGATCTGTCGGCTAGTGAGTTGCTGCACGGCCTCGCTCATGTGGTCTTCTCCTCGCTGCCCGCCGGGCGCTCCGGCAGCTCGGCGTCCGGTCGGCGCAGGCGACGGCGTACGGCCACGTTCTCAGCATGCCGCGCGTGCAGCACGCGGACGAACCATGCGTTCGCGAGGTACCCGATCGCTCGACGATCGTCCTTCTCGCCCCGATCGATGTACCCCATCAGGGAGTTGCACTTCGAGCACAGCAGGCCACGCACGGCGAAGAACCCGTACTGCTGCGCATGGTCGATGAACAGCTTCCCGTCCGGAGTCTTGGCGGCCGGTGTGCCGCAGAGCTCGCAGCAGCCTCCGGCGTGCGTCCACAGTTCGTCGTAGTCCTCGCACGTGAGTCGGTAGCGCCCGTGCTGGCAGGTGGCGTGATGGGTCACTGGCTACCGCTCTTCTTCGGCCCCGGCTTCGCGGGCTCGATGTCGTGGTCTCGCGCGATGCGGCGGACGTAGGCGGCTGTGAACGGCGAGCGGTGCGTGACGTCGGTCGGCCGCTCACCCCCGCGCAGCGCCTCAACTACCGCCGCAACGGCGGCGTCTCGCGCCTCGTCGTGGGCCTTCTTGGCCTCCCGGTAGCGGTCGGCGGCCTGGTCGAGCTTGGTCATCGGATCCATGCGCAACACGGTAGCGCAATCCCCTTGCGCAACCAAGAGGTGAAGCGCTAGCGTGTATCGCAACAGGAAAGCGCAACAAGGGGGCAGTAATGCAGAACACCACCACCGACCAGGCCCGCTGCCTCCACTGCCACCGCATGCTCCGGTCTGCCAAGTCGATCGCTCTCGGCTACGGCCCCCGCTGCGCCCGCAAGATCCGCAACACCACCGTCGACCTCACCGACTACAAGCCCCACCAGATCCAGTCGGCCCGCGAACTCATCGAGGACGCCGCGATCATCCCCCTCCGCTCCGTCATCTTCATCGCCGTCAGCACCGACGGCACCGAGACCTACAAGACCGCCCCCACCGCCTGCTCCTGCCCCGCCGGCCTGAAGGGCTCGCGCTGCTATCACACCTTGGCCGCACGCTTGCTGTTGGCCGCCTGACCTTGAAGGAGAAGGATGCTCGACCCCAAGTCGGCGCTGCCGCAACGCTTCTGGGACAAGACCCGTTCAGAAGACACGGGCTACAGGACGCCATGCCTGACCTGGACGGCCTTCAAACAGCCCAACGGCTACGGCAAGTTCGGACTGAACGGCAAGAGTCAGTACGCCCACCGAGTGGCGTACGAGGCGCTGATCGGGCCGATCGCCGCCGGGCTGATGATCGACCACCTTTGCCGGAACCGGGCATGCGTGAACGTCGAGCACATGGAGGCAGTGACCAACAAGGTCAACATCCTCCGGGGCGAGACCATCATGGCCGCGAACGCCGCCAAGACGCACTGTCCAAACGGCCACGAGTACACCGAGGAAAACACCTACATCTCGCCGTCCTCCGGAGGCCGTACCTGCCGAACATGCATCCGCGAGTGGCGAGCGAAACGGTCTGAGCGCGAGAAGGCAGAGCGCAGGGCGAAGCCCAAAGAAGAGCCGACCCACTGCCGGAACGGCCACCCGATCAACGATGCTAATCGGTACATAACCCCCAGGGGGTGGCGAGCGTGCCGGGCCTGCACCCGCGATTCGAAGGCCCGCTACAACGAGCGCAAGAAGCAGCGCTGACCGCCCGACACGACAGGAGAACCCCCGTGACCGAACTCGCTCACCGCCAGGAGCAGTCGACCGGCCCGGTCGTCTGGATCCTCTCCACCGGAGAGGACCACGAAGGCGGCGAAGTCCTCGGCGTCTACACCAGCAAGGACGCCGCGAAGGGCCCGTTCGTCGAAGCAGCCAAGCGCATCCCGTTCGACCTCGACAGCGCCTGGCAGGACGAGGAGAGCGGAGCCGTGCACGCCCACGGCGGCTGCGATTGGGTGGCCCTCGAACCGCACCCGCTCATCGGCTACCCGCAGCTCGCCTGATCCCGCCAACGCCGAAGGCCCCACCCGCCGCCAGGGAGTGGGGCCTTCACCATGCGCACCCTGCCACCAGTTGCACACGCCGTTACCATCACACCATGGACACCGGTAACGAACCCACCGTACCGGCCGAACCCCCAGAGGACGGCCCGGACACGGGCACCCCCACCCCCAGCGGCCCCGCCGACCCCCACGGCCTCCGCATGCGCGACGGCCGCCACCGCTTCGCACGCAACCCCGCCCGAGCCGCCCTCGACGCCCGCGCCGCCGAACTCCGCGCCCAGGGCTGGACCTACCAGCGCATCGCCGACGAACTCGGCTACGCCACCAAGACCGGCGCCCTCGACGCCGTACGCCGCGCCGTACGCGAGGTCGTCCAGGGTCCGGCCGAGCGGCTCGTCGCGCTGCACATCGAGCGCCTGGAGACCCTGTACGAGAGGGCGCTGGCAGTAGCCGAGCGGCAACACGTCGTCGTCTCTCACGGCAAGATCATGTACGGCGAGGACGGCAACCCCCTCATCGACTCCGGGCCCGAGCTCGCCGCGCTCCGCGAAGCGAGGACCACGCTCGAATCGTTCTGGAAGCTGGCCGGCATCGCCAGGCCGGACAAGGTCGAGCACTCCGGCGGCGTCACCTACCAGGTTGTCGGCATCCAGCCCGAGGACGTCGTGTGACAACCGCCGTCGTCCGGTTCGAACCGCGCGGCGCCAACGTCGACCTCCTCAAATGCCGGGACGCCGAAGTCGCGGCAGTCGGCCGCGCCGGCACCGGCAAGACCCTCGCAGCCTGTTGGAAGATGCACCTCGCCGCCATGCAGGTGCCGAACCTGCGCGGGTTGATGCTCCGCGCCACACATATCTCGCTGACCTCGACCACCCTGGTCACCTTCCAACGCCAGGTGGCCGCACAGGCGTTGGCTGACGGCAGCGTCCGCTGGTTCGGCGGCTCCAGCAAGGACCCCGCCGCGTTCCGCTACGCCAACGGATCCACCATCCTGGTGGCCGGCGGCGACCGCCCGGAGAAGTTCCTCTCAGCCGAACTGGACCGCATCTTCGTCGACGAGGCCGTGGAGATCAGCCTCGACCTGTACGAGACGCTCATCAGCCGCCTGCGCGGCTCGGCGAAGACGTACAAGCAGATCCTGCTGTCGACCAACCCCTCGCACCCAAGCCACTGGATCAAACGCAGAGCGGACGCCGGAACCCTCCGGATGATCACCTCGACGCACCGGGACAACCCGTACTACGTCGACCGCGAAGGCTCCTACACAGAGGCCGGCCGCGAGTACATGGAGAAGCTCGACGCGCTCACCGGGGCGCGGCGGCTGCGCCTGCGCGATGGGTTGTGGGTGGCGTCAGAGGGCGTCGTCTTCGAGGGCTGGGACGACAGCATCCACATGATCGACCGCTTCGATGTGCCGCCCGATTGGACGCGCTGGTGGTCGATCGACCTGGGGTATACGAACCCCTTCTGCTGGCAGGACTGGCGCGAAGACCCTGACGGCCGTCTCTACTTGGTCCGTGAGATCTACATGACGAAGCGGCTGGCCGAGGACCACGCCAAGCAGATCCTGGAGATCATGCGGCAGAACCCGGACGAGCCGCAGCCACGCGCCATCATCACTGACCACGATGCCGAGGACCGGGCCACGCTGGAGAAGCACCTCGGCATGGGCACCATCGCGGCGAAGAAGACCGTGTCCGACGGCATCCAAGCCGTCCAGTCCCGCCTCAAGACGCAAGGCGACGGCAAGCCGCGGCTGTTCATCATGCGCGGAGGCCTGGTCGAGGAGGACAAGGATCTCCTCGGGTCGGGCCGGCCGACGCGGACGTCGGAGGAGATCCCTGGCTATGTATGGGCGGTGAAGCCGGGGAGCGGCGCGGGACTGAAGGAGGAGCCTGTGAAACAGAACGACCATGGGTGCGACGCGCTCAGGTACATGGTGGCGGCCCGGGATCTGGTGGGCCGGACAAGGGTGAGGTGGCTGTGAGGATGCGGAAGATCAGACTTTCAGAACTGAAAAATCTCCTGTCACCATCCCTGTTGACAGGAGGATTTACACTCATCTCAGTTGGCGTCGGGAATATCTTCGGCGTCGGGGCCGGAATGATCACCGCCGGGGCCGCGATGGTCCTCCTGGGGGCACCGATCGTCCGCGACTGAGAGGAGGGGCGGTGGCCAGACGCAGCATCGCCGACGCCCTCTTCAACCGGTCGACCACCAACACCCCCGTCCCCTTCGCCTCCCGCGCCCAGTCCTACGGCGGCCTGTTCGGCAGCAACCGCAGCGCCGAAGGCCAGATGCGCGCCATGTCCGCCGTGGGCACGCTCTTCGCGATCGTCGACAGGACGTCCAACGCCACCGCCCTCGTCGACTGGAAGCTCTACCGCAAGGCGAAGAGCGGCCGCGACGAGGACCGCATCGAGGTCACCAGCCACGCCGCGTTGGACCTGTGGAACAAGCCCAACCCGTTCATGCCGCGGCAGGAGTTCGTCGAGTCCAGCACCCAGCATTACGACCTCACCGGCGAAACCTGGTGGGTCATCGCCCGCGCACCGGGCTTCAAGCTGCCGCTGGAGATGTGGCCCGTCCGCCCCGACCGCATCACCCCCCAGCCCGACCCCGAGCGCTTCCTGAAGGGCTACGTGTACACCGGCCCCGACGGGCAGCAGATCCCCCTCGAACTCGACGAGGTCATCCAGCTGCGCCGGCCGAATCCCTTGGACCCGTACCGCGGGTTGAGTCCGGTGCTGTCGATCCTCCCCGACCTCGACACCAGCCGGTACGCCGCCGAGTGGAGCCGCGCCTTCTTCATCAACTCGGCTCAGCCGGGCGGGATCATCGAGGTCCCGCAGGCCCTCTCCGACCCTGAGTTCGACGAACTGAGGGCGCGCTGGAACGAGCAGCACAAGGGCGTCGGGAACGCGCACAAGGTCGCGATCCTGGAGCACGGCAAGTGGGTCGACCGAACCATCAGCCAGCGCGACATGCAGTTCGTCGAACTGCGGGGTGCGACAGCTGACCGGGTGCGTGAGGCGTACGGCATCAGCAAGTCCGCGATCGGTGACTTCGAGGACATCAACCGGGCCTCCGCGCTCGCCGCGAAGGCGTGGTTCGCGGAGCAGCAGACGATTCCCCGCCTGGAACGCATCAAGGCCGCGCTCAACTTCGAGCTCCTGCCCATGTTCGGCGCCACCGCCGCGGGCCTGGAGTTCGACTACGACAACCCCACCCCGCCGGATCCGGAGCAGGAAGCAGCGACCCTCACCGCCCGAGTGAACGCCGCCGCCGCGCTGATCGAGGCGGGCGCGTACGGGCCGGCCGCGCTGGAGGCGTTCGAGCTGCCGCAGATCCAGTTCGGGACGCCGGGCGCGGACCCGGACAAGGAGCTGCTGATCAAGTTGGTGACGCGGGCTCCGCTGTTGGCGCCGACGATTCTGCCGATGCTCGGCTTCGACATGCCGACGGCCCCCGCTGCTCCGGCTCCCGCTGCGCCTGCTGTGCCACTGGAGGGCGAGCCCGCGAATGCGTGGCGGGAGCTGGTGTCCGGTCTCGCCGGCGGCGATGGTCCGGACGTTGAGGCGGCGATGCGGTGGGAGGCCGTCGCGGAGATCGACGACAACACGTGCGATCCGTGCCGCGAGAACGACGGGCAGGTCTACCGCAACCGGGCCGCGGCCTACAAGGACTACCCCGGCGGCTCCGGCTACGTGCACTGCGTGGGTGCGGAGTTCGGCAACGAGTGCAGGTGCCGCGTGGTCAAGCGCGGCCGGAAGGGAGAAGGGTCCTGATGCCGTTCATCGACCTGCCGGACCGTATCCCCGGCGTCCGCGCACAGGCCAGTAGCGACCGGCCCTGGTACCGCATCACCAACCAGGCCGCCGACGAGGCGGAAGTGATGCTCTACGACGAGGTCGGAGGCTGGCTCGGCGCCACGGCGGACGAGTTCATCAACGACCTGCGCGGCATCACCGCGTCGAAGATCCTCCTCAGAGTTAACAGCCCTGGCGGCTCGGTGACAGAGGGAATCGCGATCGCCAACGCGCTGCGCTCCCACCCCGCGAGCGTCACGGTCCAGGTCGACGGAGTTGCGGCGAGCATCGCCTCGGTCATCGCGATGGCTGGCGATCGCGTGCGGATGATGCCGAACGCGCTCTTGATGGTGCACGAGGCCAGTGGACTTTGTGTCGGGGAAGCAGCCGACATGATCAAGATGGCTGAGCTCCTCGACAAGATCTCGGACAACATCGCCGGCGCCTACGCGGCACGTGCGGGCGGCACCGAGGCCGAGTGGCGACAGGTCATGAAGAACGAGACCTGGTACCGAGGCGAAGAAGCCGTCGCGGCTGGCCTGGCGGACGAGTACGTGTCGGTGCCCAAGCGTGGCGACGAGCCCGCAGAGCCGGAGATGCGGAAGGCCTTCGACCTCACGGCGTACGGCTACAAGGGCCCGCGCCGCGAGGAGCCCAAGCCTGCTCCGCCCCCGGTTGCGCCCGAAGCGGTCGAGCTGACGCTGGAGACGGCGACGCTCAGCGAGGACATCCGGTCCCTGATCGGCGAGGAAGTCGCCGCCCAGCTGCGTGCCGCGGTCGGTGAGCCCGGGCTGGAAGAGCCCGCCGTGTCCGCCCCCGCGGAGCCGCCCGTCGTGGAACCGGCCCCCGAGTCCAAGGCGCACACCGAGCCCCCAGCCGAGCCCGTGGTCCCGGCCGCCGAACCCGAAGACCCGTGGGCGGCGATGGTCGCCCACCTGACCCAGGACGAGCCCGACGCGTGGTCGGTGCTGGTCTCCAACCTCACCACCACGGCGTCGTCCAGCGCGGCGACGGAAGCCTGAAGGAGGCACCAGTGGCACCCACTCTGACCTCGCCGCGCAACAGCGACGAGCTGGCGGAAATGCTCGCCGACCCGGCGCGCGCCAAGCAGATCATGGAGACGCCGAAGGCACTCGCGGACTTCATCGACGAGTACGCCAACCGGCAGCAGGGCGACGGCACCGAACTGCAGCGGCAGATCGACGAGGGCGTCCAGCGCGGCCTTGCGAACATGCTCCGCGACAACGACGAGAAGGCCGACCGGAGTTCCGTCCAGGACTCCATCAGGCGGCTCAACCTCGACCCGCAGACCCGCCCGGCCAACATGCTGACCTCGCACAAGCAGGCCACCGCATACAACCCGAAGGCTGTCGGGTCCGCGCTGGACGGCAAGTTCGAGAACGCGGCGGACTACTTCCGGCACGCCTGGCACCTCAACCGGGACCCGCAGGCCCGGGCGAAGATGGACGGGATCCGCAACGCGTACTCCAGCGTGGTCCCGGCCGACGGCGGGTTCCTGGTCCCGGAGACTCTGCGCTCGCAGCTGCTTCAGATCGCGCTGGAGTCGTCCGTCGTCCGCTCCCGCGCCACCGTCGTCCCGATGGAGACGGCCCGCGTCCCCTTCCCGATGATCGACAGCACCACCAACGTGGGCTCCGTCTTCGGCGGCATGATCGGCTACTGGGGTGAGGAAGGCGCCGCCCTCGTCGAGTCCAACCCGAAGTTCGGCCGCGCCGAGCTCGACGCGAAGAAGCTCACCGGCTTCGCTCTCGTCCCCAACGAGCTGCTCCAGGACAGCCTGATCTCCTTCTCGGCGCTCATCGAGACCCTCTGGCCGATGGCGCTGGCGTTCTTCGAGGACGTCGCCTTCATGTCCGGGTCGGGCACCGGCGAACCGCTCGGCTTCCTCGGCGGCGAGAACCCTGCTGGCATCGCCGTCCCCAAGGAGTCCGGGCAGACCGCGGACACGATCGTCCTCGAAAACGTCATCAAGATGTACAGCAGGATGCTGCCCAGCTCGCTCGCTCGCGGCATCTGGGTGTGCTCCCCGGAGGCCATCCCCGAGCTGTACACGATGGCCCTCTCCGTGGGCACCGGCGGCGGCCCGGTCATGCTCACCAACGTCGCTGGTCCCGCGCCGATGACCATCTTCGGCCGGCCGCTGGTCGTGTCGGAGAAGGCCGGGCGTCTCGGCGACCGCTCCGACCTGTCGTTCGTGGACCTCTCCTACTACCTCGTCGGCGACCGCCAGCAGATGACCGCCGCATCCTCGACCGAGTACAAGTTCGGCGAGGACAAGACCGCCTACCGCATCATCCAGCGCGTCGACGGCCGCCCCTGGCTCCAGTCCGCCATCACCCCCGCCAACGACGGCCCGTCCCTGTCGCCGTTCGTCGAGATCGCCGAGCGCGCGTAACCCCCCGGCCGACGCCGGCAATCAACCCCCGGCGTCGGCTTCTACCCGGGCCGGCAGTGTCGCCCCGGCAGGGCATCACCAGACGAAAGGACAAGGCTCGTGGCACAGGATGGCCTGGGCAGGCTCTTCGACATCAGCACTGCGTTCGTTCCGACGGACGCGGTCGCGGGTGCGATCACCGGCAAGCGAGTGTCCCTGCGGAACGCGGGCGGCTGCACGATCGTCGTGCAGACTTCCGGCGGCAGCACGGACATTACCGACGTCGACCTGCAGCAGCACACCGCAGCGTCGGGCGGCACCACCGCCGACCTCGACGTGATCACCTACTACTACAGCAAGTCCGAGACGACCCTCGACGGCGACGAGACGTGGACCCGCAGCACGCAGGCTGCAGCCTCAGAGATCACCAACGTGGGCGCTGCATCGGAGGAGCTCCTTCTCGTCATCGAGGTCGACGCCCGGCAGTTGTCCGACGGCTACAGCTATATCAGCCTCGACATCCCGGACCTTGGCACCAACGGCACCCGCTTCTGCTCCGGCCTGTACCTGCTGCGGGACCTCGCGGTGCAGCGCACGCCGGCCAACCTCGTCGCCCCGCTGAGCTGAGGAGCCTGACTCATGAGCACCCTGATTCAGGGCAACGAAGTACGGGCGCTGATGCTCGGGCGTGGACCGGTGTCTACGGCGACGGGCACGCTCGACGAGGACGTCACCCCGACGCTGTTCACGGTCGCGGGCGGCGAGGTGCTGATCACCGCCCTGTGGGCGAAGGTGACCACGGCGATCACCGTGGCGAACACGGTGACGATCCAGGCCAACCCCACCACGGGGGACACCGCCGCGATCGTTGCGGGCGACCTTGGTACCACGGACACCGCGGCCGGGACGGTTCTCGGCTGGGAGCCGGACAGTGCCGCGTTCACCCGCAACGGGCCGCCGGCCTCGGCTGTGGTGTCGACCGGCACCGTCGAGATCGACTCGAACGGGACCAACGTGGACGGCGCGATGACCGTGTACTGCACGTGGGTGCCGCTGACCAACGGCGCAACGCTGGTGGCTGGCTGACATGGCCGGATGGACGTGTGCAGGCTGCACCACCACCTACTCGGTGGGCGCTCCGCGATGCCCGAACTGCGGCAGCACCGAGCGCACCGAGGGCCGCGGCGGGGCTGTGCTGCCGTCGCTGACCGTCGAGTGCGGCAACGGCGCCTGCCCGCACGTGGGGAAGCGGCGGCGGGTGCACCTGCGTACGGCCGCCCCTGGAGTGCTGGAAATGCCGCGCCTGGTCTGTGCCGGGTGCGGCCTGGACATGCCGACGGTCACGCCGTGGCCGCCGGTGACCGGTTCGGAGGAAGACACCATGCCGAAGATCACCGTTCACGGCGGCCCGTCGTACGCCGCCGACATCCCGGCCGAGCCGGAAACGGACGAGGCCGCAGAGGGGAGTGAGGAGCCATCAGCTGGGAGCAGCTCCGAGACATCCTCGCCGAAGTCCGACAGCACGCCCGAGACGAGCGAGACCGGGACCCGCAAGCCTGCCCGCAAGACGGCGAGCCGCTCAAAGAAGGCCACGACGGGGAGCTCTACTGCCCCTTCGACGGATGGCGACCAGGAGACCAGTGGGTCGGCTGCTGACACCGAGGACGCCTCGTCGTGAGCGCCTTCGCGAACCGGGAGCTGTTCAAGGCCACCGGTCTGACCCTGAACAGCTCCACCGACCACGTCACCGCCGGGGTCACGAACGCGACCACGGGCCGGACCGGGGCGATCGACATCTCCCGGGTCAGCAATGGCCTGCTGGTCGTGAACGTGTCGAACGCCCCGACCGGTACTGACCCGACGCTGGCCGTGTTCTTTGAGGTGCTCGACGCAACGGGCACGGTGTGGGTGCAGACCTCGTCGGCGACGTCGATCGGCGGGGCGCTGCTCACGTCGACTGGCTACACCTACGGGCAGATCAGTACGGGCTACACCCTGGCGAACGTCGGCCGGATCCGGTGGGCCCTCACCGGCACGACCCCCAGCTTCACCGGGGTGTCCTTCTCCATCCACGGCCGGCCCTGACCCGCACGACGACGAGACCTGAGAGGAGGTGACGAGAGATGGCGGAACCCGTGTACGCGACGCGTGAGGACGTGCAGCGCGCCCTCGACAGCAAGCTGACCGCCCGCAATGCCGCGCAGATCGACCGCGCCCTGCAGTCCGCGTCCCGGGACGTCGAGTCGCTGTGCCATCGCGTGTTCTACCCGCAGACGGCGACACGCTACTTCGACTGGCCGGACTCCCAGTACGGCACGTCGTGGCGGCTGTGGCTCGACGACTCCGAACTCATCTCCGTCACCACCCTCTCCTCGGGCGGTACGACGATCGCCGCCTCCGATTTCAACCTGGAGCCCAACCGGTCCGGCCCCCCGTACAGCCGACTGGAGATCGACCTCGGCAGCTCGGCCGCGTTCGGCGGCGGCAGCACCCACCAGCGGGACATCACCATCACCGGGCTGTGGGGCTACAAGAACGCCGAGACTACGGCCGGCACGCTCGCGGCGGCCCTGTCCACCACCACAGCAACCACGATCAGCGTGAACGCTGCGGCCGCGGCGGCGCTCGGTGTCGGCTCGGTCATCCGCGTGGATGACGAGCGGATGGTCGTGGCGGGCCGCAGCATGGCCGACAGCGGGCAGAACGTCGGCGGGGCTGGGCTGACCGCGCAGGCGAACAGCGTCGCCGTCGCCGTGTCGGACGGCACCGCGTACTCGGTCGACGAGGTCATCCTCATCGAGTCCGAGCGCATGCTCATCGTCGACATCGCGGGCAACAACCTCACCGTCATCCGCGCGTGGGACGGCTCGGTGCTCGCCGCGCACACGGCCGGCGTCGATATCTACGCCTCCCGCACGCTCACCGTCACCCGGGGCGCGCTCGGCACGACCGCGGCCACCCACTCCAACGGGGCGTCCGTCGTGCGCTGGGACCCTCCCGGCCTGGTCCGCGACCTCGTGATCGCCGAAGTCATCAACCGGGTCACCAACGAGCAGGCCGGATACGCCCGTACTCGCCGGACCAGCGGTGGTCTCTCCAGCAACGACCAGGCCAAGACCGCCCGGGACCTGCCCGCGCTGCGGGAGCAGACCTACAACGCGTGCGGCCGCAAGGCCCGGATTCGGAGCGTGTGACATGCCTGGATTCGACGTCCGCGTCAACAGCAGCGCCTCCGGACCGTGGGCCACCGGCCGGGCCGGGCGAGCCCTGCACGACTACTCGGACGACGTCGAGTACCAAGTCGCGCGTGAGGGCGAGCGGATGGTCCACGCCCGGCTGCGGCAGGTGCTGCGGCATCCGACGGGCTACTACCAGTCGAAGATCAGCGTGGACCGGGCGGGCGACCGCTACAAGATCCACGACCAGCGCATCGTCTACGGACCGTGGCTCGAAGGAACCGGCTCCCGCAACAGCCCGGTCACCCGCTTCCCCGGCTACTTCACATTCCGCCGCACCAAGGCCCTGCTGGACCGCAAGGCCCCGCAGATCGCCCGCGAACTCCTGGCCCGCTACCGGTCGAGGGGGCTGATCTGACATGGCCCTCGACATCCGCACCATCCTCTCCGCCGTCGAATCGCACGCACTCGCGTCCGGCCACTTCGTCACCGTCAACGGGCATGAGCCACTGTCACCGCCCACGTCCGGGATCACCGCCGCGGTGTGGGTCGAGCAGATCGGCCCCGCTCGTGGTGCGTCCGGCCTCACGAGCACATCGACACGGCTGGCCTTGTTTGTGCGCCTGTACTCCTCGCTGGTGCAGCAGGAGCCGGACGCGATCGACCCCGACCTGATGACCGCCCTGGACGCGCTCATGGCGGCGTACAGCGGCGACTTCGAGCTCGGCGGCCTGATCCGCAATGTCGACCTGCTGGGCGCCTACGGCGACCCGCTGTCGGCCCGGGCGGGGTACCTCGCCGAGGCCGGCTCGGAGTACCGGGTCATGACGATCACTCTTCCACTCATTGTCAACGATCTCTGGGCGCAGGTGGCGTAATGACGATCAGGAGCGGCCTCGCGCAGGCCTTCTACTACGGCGGATACGACCTCAGCGGGGACACGGGCTCCGCCAACGACCTCGGCGGCGGCCTCGCCGGCACGCAGGACACCACCCCGATCAACAAGTCCGCGTACCGGCGCATCGGACTGCTGCGGGACGGGCGGATCTCCTGGACCAGCTTTTTCAACGACGCCGTCGGCGCCGCGCACGAACGCCTCGGAGCGCTCCCCACCGCGGACCAGCACCTGATGTGGCTGACCGGCAGCAGCATCGGCAGCCCGGCCGCGTGCATGGTCGGCAAGCAGATCGACTACAACCCCAGCCGCCCGCAGGACGGATCGCTGACCATCTCCGTCAACGCGCAGGCCAACGGGTTTGGCCTGGAGTGGTGCGACCTCCTCACGGCCGGCGTACGCACCGACACGACCGCGACGAACGGCGCCTCGCTGGACCTTGGTACCGGGTCGACAGCGTTCGGGCTGCAGGCATATCTGCAGGTGCTCGCCTTCACCGGCACCTCGGTGACGATCAAGTTGCAGGAGTCCAGCGACGACGGTTCCGGGGATGCGTGGGCGGACGTGACCGGGGGCGCGTTCACGGCGGTGTCCTCGGGGCCGACCGTGGAGCGGATCCAGACGGGCCGAACGCAGACCGTGGAGCGCTACCTGCGGGTCGTGACGACCGGCACCTTCTCGAACGTGCAGTTCGTCGTGGCCGTCAACCGCAATGCGACGGAGGTGTTGTTCTGATGGGCCAGCCGTTCCGCCCCAACGACCCGAAGATGCCGGTCGAGGCGTATCAGACGTTCAGTGTGAAGTCCCGCCCGGACCAGGCGGTCAAGTCGGTGTGTGAGCGTGTCGGCTGTGAGGCGTGGCGGCTGGGCTGGGAATCACTCATCGACGAGTCGACCGACCTCGGCCGCGCGCAGGCGGCGTTCATCCGTACCGAGTCGCGGCGGACGTTCCGGGAGCAGCGCAACGCGGCCGGGCTGACGGTGTTCCGGTTCGAGCCGTATCAGCGGTGCTTCGCGGATCACCAGACGATGCCGGAGAAGTACGTCGTGCGCGGCGGGGACTGGCGGGGCGTGGTGGGCCAGGTGCGGGTGCACAAGCGGGCGGCGGACTGGGTGGAGCACGTGCAGCAGCACATGGGCCTGCTGCTCGACGAGCGGGACAAGGGCTGACGCGATGACCGAACTGAAGCAGTGGCGCCTGACCGTCGGCGGCCAGGACTACACGGACGACTGCGACGACATCGACGTCCAGATGCCCGCGCTCGTGTACGACGTGCCGCACGACGACGGTCGTGCGCAGCGCCGCCACCTAGGCCCGAAGGGCTTCAGCATCACCCTCACGCAGCCGAGCGAGCGACTGCGCTCCCTGGCCGACGGCGGCCACCACATCCGCATCGTGAAGGTGGCGTTCGAGGACCAGGCGATCCGAGTGCCCGTGGTGTTCCACGAGGAATGGGTGGACCGCGACGGGGTCCGCAAGATGTTCGGCTCCCTGTACGTCGACCCCGACCGTGAGCCGAAGTGGGTCACCGAACCAACCGATGGAGGGCGGCGCCCGCTGACCCTCGTAACAAAGGAGGGCTGAGCCTTGGCCATCGAATCCGGATTGGGCTGGACCACGTTCAGCGTGGACGACAGCAGCGGAACGGCGCGGGACATCCGCTCCAGCACCTTCAACCTCGACTGGACGATGCCGCGCGGCGTGCAGGACATCACCGCGCTGACGCAGTCCGCGAACGCGCGACTGCTGCTCCTCGCGGACTTTTCCGGCACAGCGGCGGGCGGCTTCGACGACGGCTCGAACCTCGCGCACGCGGTGTTCAAGACGGTCTCGTCCACGTCGGTCGCCCGGACGATGTCCATCGCAATCTCCGGCCAGACGCTGGCGAACGAGGTGCTGCTGACGGACTACGCGCTGACCCGGGCGCAGTCCGGCGAGTTCACGTGGAGCGTCCCGTTCAGCCTCGCTGACGGAAATGTACCGACTTGGTCTTGAGAACGGTTTCCAATAAGAAGGGGGGTGCAGCATGGGTTACCGACCCAAGCGCCGCATCTACAACCTGAACTTCGCAGGCACCGAATACGAGGGCCTCGAAGTCGCCGCCCGAGGCATGACCGTCGGCGAGGAACTCGAACTCGACGGCCAAGACCTCACCGGCGACCTCATCGTCCGCGCACTCGCGAACCGCCTCATCTCCTGGAACGTGGAGGACGACAACGGCGAGCCCGTGCCCACCACGTTCGAAGGCGTCTGCACACAGGACGGCGCAATGATCCTCGCCATCCTCAACGCCGTACGGCAGGCGAACAGCGGGGTCCCCGACCCTTTGCCCGAGACCTCGCCCTCTGGCGAGACCTCCCCGGCGCCACCAATTCCGATGGCACCACTGTCCGAGAACCTGGAGAGCTACGCCGTGCCCGTCTGATCCTCGGCCTGTGCGACCGCTTCAAGAAGCTGCCCTCGGAGGTGCTTACCGAGCCCGCCGAGCTGCTGCGCCTGATCACCATCGAACAACTCGGCACGCCTGAACAGCCGACGGAAGGAGGGGACCCCGAATGGCCGACGACGTAACCATCACCGTCCACGTCCGCGACCTGACGGGCCCCGGCTTCAACTCCGTCTCCCGCAACCTCAACCAGCTGCAACGCCAGGCCAACCAGATGGGCGGCCAGCTCCGCATCGTCGGCGGCCAGCTCGACAACGTCGCCAGCTCGGCCGCGAACGCCGGCCAGAACCTCGGCGGCGGCACGGGCTTGCGCGGGCAAGCGATCGCCGCCGGGGCCGCGCTGGGCACGACGCTGCTGCCGACGATCGGCGCGCTCGCCCCGATGTTGTCCGGCCTCGCGGTGGTGGGTGGCGGTGCGGCGCTCGCGATGGACGACCTGAAGAAGAAGGCGAAGCAGCTCAAGGCGCCGTTCGAGGAGTGGCAGAAGGTCGCGAACAAGGCGGTCGCTCCGCACACGGAGAAGGCCGTCAAGAGCCTCAAGTCCGCGATGGAGGATCTCAACCCGGTCATCAAGACCGGAGCGGACACCTTCGGCCGGATCACAGAGAAGGCCGCGAAGTTCGTCGACAGCCCAGCGTTCCAGTCGGCGTTCGCGAAGAACGCCGAGATGGGCGCCAAGTGGGTGGAGGAGTTCGCCGGGAGCGTCGGCGACTTCACCCAGGCGTTCCTCGACTTCGGCACCAAGAGTCAGCCCGCCCTGGACGCGTGGGACAACCTCCTCGGCGGTTTCCTCGACACCGGCATGCCCGGCATGTTCAAGGAGATGGAGCAGGGCATCGGCGGCTCCTCCGACTTCCTGAATGGGCTGGCCAGCCTCATCAACGACAGCCTGCTGCCCACCCTGGGGAAGGTCGCCGGGAGCTTCACGGAGGCGTTCGGGCCGCTCCTGAAAGAGCTGCTGATCGGCACGGGGAACGGCATCAAGCTGTTCGGGGAACTGTTCGACGGCGCGATGAAGGCGCTGGAGCCAGCCGCCGATATCGCAGCGGACATCTTCCGCGGCCTTAACGAGATCTTCTCTATCGGCGCGAGCGTGGCCGGGGACCTGGCGAAAGCCCTCGGGGGAGCCCTGCTGGGGACGGTGTCCGAGTTCGCCGGTCAGGGCGGCAAAGTCGACGGGCTGCGCGGCAGCTTCACGCGATTCTCGGACTGGGTGAAGGAGAACCAGGCCACGATCAGGCTGGCATTCGCCGCGATGGGCATTGCCCTGATCGACATGGTGAACATGGGCGTCCAGTCCGTGCCGCTACTGATCGGGGCGTTCCGGGGCATGACGGAGATGGTCCTCGGCAGTGTCGAGCTGCTGATCGACGGCCTCGCCTCGGCGTTCGGTGACCTGCCGGTCGTCGGCGACCTTTTCAAGGACGCACAGACCCAGTTCGACAAGTACGCGGGCGGCTTCCGGGAGAAGCTCGCCGGGATGCAGAGCAGCACCCAGCAGTTCGCAGACATCGCCAGCGAGCAGCTCGGCCGGGCGAAGCTGGTGCTGAACGTGGACCAGGCCAAGGCGAGCTTGGAGCACATCAAGGAGCAGCTGAAGGACCCCGAGCTGACCAAGGAACGCAAGGCCAAACTGTCCGCCGACAAGGAGGAGGCGGAATCGAGACTCGCGGCGGTGCAGCAGAGGCTCGACGGGTTCGACGAGAAGAAGGCCACGGCGACCCTGGACGCCAACCCGGGGCCGTTCAACAGTGACGTCGCCAAGGCCAACGGCACCAAGTTGGCCAAGAAGCTCGCGCTGCTCGGCGCGAACCCGGCCCTCTTCAACGCGGCCGTCCGGGCCCTTAACGGCAGCACGGTCGGCACCGCATACGTCAACATCCAGCCGCGCGGATATACCCCCGGCTCCGCTGGCGGTGGCCTCAAGAAGGCCGACGGCGGCATCGTGAACTACTACGCCAACGGCGGCGTGCGGGACGAGAGCCACATCGCTCAGATCGCGCCGGCCGGGTCGTGGCGGGTGTGGGGCGAGCCGGAGACCGGCGGCGAGGCGTACATTCCGCTGTCCCCTATGAAGCGGTCGCGGTCGCGGGAGGTTGCTGAGGAGACGGTCGGCATCCTCGGTGGTGACGTGCAGTGGTTCGCCAAGGGCGGCGTGACGAAGGCGGAGCGGGAGGCCCGCAGCGGCGCCCGCGGCGATCTGACGATCTCCCACTTCGGGCGGATGGCCGGGTACAAGACTTCGGAGATCATCGGCCAGCTCGGCCGGGCCGACTCCGTCGGCTCGCTGGTGGACGCCCTGAACCAGTGGCGGTCCACCATCCTGAAGGCCACGCACGGCCGGCAGGAGCGCGGCCTGCTGAAGGCGCTGGATTCCTCCGGCCGGAAGCTCTTGTCGTGGGAGAAGCAGCTCACGAAGGTCAGCGCCTCGTTGGAGAAGGCCAAGGACAAGCTCGACAGTCTCAAGAGCGCGGCCGCGCAGCTGTCCGACTCGGTCAAGGGCGGCGTCCTTTCCAGCGCGAACATCACCCGCGGCGCCAGTGGCGACGGCCTGGTGACCACACGGTCTGTCATGGGCGGCCTCATCGCTTCCCGGGACAAGGCGACCGCGTTCTCCGGTGCGCTGGCCGGCCTGAAGAAGAAGGGCCTCTCCTCGGCGCTGTTGCAGCAGATTGCCGAGGCCGGCATCGAGGGCGGCGGGCTGGAGACGGCGGGCGCGCTGATGAGTGCGTCGTCGTCGGAGATCCAGACCATGAACAGTCTGCAGTCGCAGATCAGCGGCGCGGCGGGCAGTGCCGGGAAAACGACGTCCGACGCGGTGTTCGGGGCGCAGATCAAGGCGCAGCAGGCGTACGTGAGCACGTTGACGAAGTCGCAGGACCGGCTGACGAAGTCGATGGAGTCTCTGGCCAAGAGCATCGAGCGGATGATCGAGAAGGCGTTCAAGGGCAAAGCCGCGGGCGGCATCGTCGGCGGCGCAGCGTCGGGCGGGATCCGCTCCAACCTCACGTGGGTGGGTGAGCAGGGCCCGGAGTTGGTGAACCTGGCCCCGGGCACGCGGGTGTGGTCGAACCCGGACTCGCGGCGCATGCAGCAGCAGGCGTGGGCGTCGATGCTCAACGAACCCCGCGGCGCAACTGCGCGGGGCGGGGCCGCGGTGGCCGTCGGCCGCCGTGAGCCGGTGGTGCTGGAGCTGCGGTCGTCGGGCTCGGACATCGACGAGCTGCTGCTGCGGATCCTCCGCAAGGCGATCAAGAACCGTGGTGGGGACGTGCAGTTCGTCCTGACCGGGCGTTCGAACTAGGGAGAGCAGAGTGCACAGGTACAAGGTCGGTAACTGGGCGATGGCCACCACGGCCGCCCCGGTCGAGGTGACGACGGGCACGGCCATCAAGACGATGCTTCAGGTCGCCACCCCGAGCACGCGGCAGATCCAGCTGATCTCCTGGGGGTTCACGCTGGACGCCGCCCCAGCGACAACGGGCGAGGGCGTCATCGAGCTGGTACAGACCGACGTCGCGGCGACCGTGACAGCCCATGTCGCGGCGGGAATTCAGCCGCTGGACCCCAACGCGCCCGCCTCGCTCTGCGTCGGCGGCACTTCACTGACGGGCTACACGGCAACGGCAGAGGGCACGACGACCGCCTCGCGCTCCTTCGACACGGTCAAGATCAGTGGCGTCTCGAACGGGGCGTGGCCCACCAGCTACTCGTACCAGTGGATGCCGGACGAGCGGCCCATCGTCGCAGTGTCGAGGTTCCTACGGGTCCGGGCCACATTCTCAGCCGCGGTGAATGCTCTCGTGTGGGTCACCTTCGACGAGTGACCGGCCAACCAGACGACGAACGAGGAGGTGAGACATGCCTGGCATTGCCGCACGGGTGATGGGGTGGCAGCGCCGCATGGGCGCCGTCGCCGGGCCCTTCGGTGCAACTGGCGAGACTGCCCCCACCGGGCCTGTGCTCGTCGAACTCCTCATCGCTGGCACCTGGGTGGACATCACCTCCTACGTCCTTCAGCGCGACGGCAGCCAGAACGTTTCCATCACCCGCGGGCAGCGCGACGAGGGCGGCCAGCCCGAGCAGTCCACCTGCTCGTTCCAGCTGAACAACAGGGACGGCCGCTTCTCCCCGCGCAACCCGACCTCGCCCTACTACGGGCAGCTCGGTCGTAACCAGCAGATCCGCGTCTCCGTCGCCCGCGGCGACGTGAAGGACTACCGATTCTGGGGCGAGATCAGTTCGTGGCCGCAGCACTGGGACATCACCGGCAACGACGTTTGGATCGAGGTCGACGCCGCCGGGATCATGCGCCGCCTCAACCAGGGCGCGACACCGGAGCACTCGGTCCTGTATGACGCGGTGACCTCCCCGCAGATCGACGCGCTGGTCGCGTACTGGCCGTGCGAGGACGCCGCCACCGCGACGACCGTCGTGTCCGCGCTCGCCAGCGGCTCACCTATGACGTTCACCGGGAACCCGGCCCTCGCTGCCTACAACGGGTTCGGCGCCTCGGACCCGCTGCCTACGCTCACCGGCGCCTCCCTGTCCGGCGGGATCGCCAAGTACGACACCACCACGGTGACGCAGTACCAGCTGCGCTACCTCCTCGCCGTCCCCACCGTCGGGTTCACCGACCTCGACGTGATCTCCCGGCTCACCGTCGACCAGGGCGCCTACAACCTGCGCTTCCTGGACATCCACTACAACGACCCGCCGGGCGGCTTGGGCTCGTTCGGCGGGCCGGGGACACTGACGATCCTGCTGAAGGACGGCGACCAGAACGACCTCGCTGTGAGCGGCACGCCATCGATCAGCCTCGACGTCCGCAACCGCAGGATGCGCGTGTCCTTGGAGGTCGCGAACAACGGCACCGCGATCGCCGTGACCCTGCGCGTCCTCGATGTCGAATCCGGGGTGACGGATTCGACGACGATCGGCCTCGTCTCCACCCAGGTCACCCGTGTCACCAGCGTGTCCATGGCCCCCGACACCCTCGACGGGGACGCCGGCGTGACCGCGGCGGCCATGGGCCACGTCACGGTGCAGACCACGGTCACAGCGATCGATGATCTGGGGCGGGCGCTGGCGCCGGGCGGTGAGACGGCGGGCCGCAGGATTCAACGGCTGTGCGCCGAGGAGGCCATCGCCCTCGACGCAGTGGGTGACCTGGACGACACGGTGGCGATGGGCGGCCAGCCCCGGGTGAAAGCGATCGACCTGATGCGGGAGTGTGAGCTCGCGGACGGCGGGATGCTGCTGGAGAGCCTCGCCGTATTCGGTCTCACGTACCGGACGCGCACTTCGATGTACAACCAGGATCCCGCGCTGGAGCTGTCGTACCCGGACGGGCAGCTGTCGCAGGTACCGATCCCCATCGACGACGACCAGCGCACCCGCAACAAGGTCACCACCTCCCGGGTGAGCGGGGTGACGCCGGCGACGGCCGAGGAGACCGTGGGGCCGCTGTCGACGGCGCCGCCGCCGGTCGGGGTGGGCGTGTACGGCGACGACGTCACCCTTAACGTCGAGACGGACGGCGTGCTGCCGGACCAGGCGGCATGGCGGCTGTCGCTGGGCACGGTCGATGAGGCGAGGTTCCCGCAGATCTCGGTGAACCTGGCGCACCCCGAGTTCGTAAACGACCCGTCCCTTGCGCAGGCCGCGTTGTCGGTTCGGCCGGGCGACCGGATCGTCATCGCGGATCCGCCGGCGTGGCTGCCGCCGGACGACATCTCCCAGCTTGTCCTTGGCCTGTCCGAGACCATCGACCACTTCCAGCACCGCATCAGCTACGTGTGCGCCCCCGAGTCCCCGTGGCGGGTGGGTGTCCTCGACGACGATGTGCTCGGCCGGATCGACACCGACGGCTCCGCCGTCTACGCGGCGATCGACGCCGACGAGCAGACGATGCTGGTCACGCCGACTGACGAGCAGGGCGTGAACCGGTGGACGTCCGATCCGGACGATTTTCCGTTCGGTGTCCGGGCGGGCGGCGAGGTCATGCAGGTCGCCGCCGTCGGCTCGGTGATCAACGTGAACCCCTATTTCGAGACCAACGTGACCGGGTGGGGCGGCAACGGCGCGTCCGTCGCCCATTCCACCGCCGTTGTCCATCCCTCCGCCGCCGGGTCCATCCTCATCACCCCGGACGGATCCAGTGCAGCCGGTGGCGCGAACTCCGCCGTCTCTGCGAATGGGACATGCGCGCCGGGCGACGAGATCGTGGTCTCGATGTGGGCCTACAGCCCCGGAGGCTGGCCCGACATCCGCCCGTGCGTGGACTGGTACGACAGCTCGGGGGCGTTCTTGTCTTCCGGGTTCGGTGACGGCTTCGCCGTTCCGGCCGGGCAGTGGACGTTCCTCTCCCAGACGGTGACGGCGCCCGCATCGACCGCTCGTTTCGCCACCCGGGCCCGGCATGCCGGGACACCACCGGCGTCGGCGATCTGGTACGCGTGGGCGATCCGTGCCGTGCAGCCCGGGGGCTACGTGCGGGATGCGTTCACCCGCAGTGTCACCGATGACTGGGGGACGTCCACGAGCGGGCATGCGTGGGCGCTGTCCGGCGGGACGGCGTCCGAACGGGACGTCACAGGGACCCAGGGGACGGTGACACTGACGTCCGCGCCGTCGACGCTCCGCTTCCAGGCAGTGGATATCAGCGTCAGCGACTGCGACATCAAGGTGCTGGTCAGTGTCGACCAGGTCGCGACGGGTGACCCACTCATGCCGGGCCTTTTGCTGCGTTACGTCAGCGGCAGTCAGTTCTACCGCTGCCGGGTGCACTTCGAGCCCAGCGGCACGATGGGCCTGTCCGCAACCAGCGCGACAGCGCAGATCGGGTCGACGGTGACGTTGCCGTACACCTACTCCGCGAACGATCAGTTCTGGCTGCGGGGCAAGCTCACCGGTGACCGGGTCCGGGCGAGAGTGTGGCCGTCCGGCCATCCGGAACCTGACACCTGGGTCCTCGACCGTGAGCTGAACACGGGCTCGATACCGGCTGGGATCATCGGCCTGACCAGCTCCGCCCTCTCGGGTAACACCAACGTCAACCCGGTGCTCAGTTACGACAACTTCGAGCTGCTCGATCCGCAGCAGTTCGTCGTCACCCGCGAACACAACGGCGTGTCCAAGGCGCAGACGACGGGCACTGATGTGCGCCTCGCCCAGCCCACGATCCTGAGCATGTAGGAGGCCAGCAGTGGTCGAGTACTACCCCCAGCCGCTGGCCGGACAGCGACTCCGCGCCAGCACGCTGCGCGACATGCTGCCCAAGACGGCACGCAAGACGGCGGACACTTCGAGGTCGGCGACGACCACCGCAGCCGCTGACCCGCACCTGACGTTCGAGGTTGAGGCGAACGCCGTCTATGTGTGGGACGGCTGGCTGAAGTACGACGGCGCCACCGGCGGCGACTTCATTGTCGACTTCACCGCGCCCACCGGTTCGCTGGGCGAGTGGGGCGCGCACGGCGCCGGCATCGTCGTGATCGGCGCCGATGACAGCCCTCTCGTGTTGCAGACGGACACCGTGCAGTCGACGGGCTACATGGTGCGCCTGGAGACGAACGACGTCATGCAGTTCAGGACGTACGGCGCGCTGGGCACCGGCAACGCGCTGACGATCCTCATCGCCGGGACGCTCCGTGTCGGCAGCACCGCTGGGACGTTCAGCCTGGACTGGGCGCAGGGCACGTCGAACGCCACCGCCACGACCGTGTTCACGGATTCGTGGCTCAAGATGACCCGCGTCCAATAGGGAGACCGCATGGCAGCCGTACTGAACAGCATCGAATTCCAAGGGCTTCCCGAGGGCGGCGGTGACCCGGTGGCCGTGCTGTCGATCTCCCCTCCGTCGTTTCAGGCGGGGCAGCAGGTGACGGACGAGTTCATCGCTTATGTCGAGGCTTTCATCGCGGGCCAGCAGAACGTGGCCAGCGTGAAGGTCACCAAGTTCGAGACCGTGTCCACGGTCATCTGAAGCGAGGCGTCATGGCCACACCACTGACCGCAGAGCAGATGCTCACCAAGCTGACGGCCGAGGGCCTGACCGTCCACGAATATCCCGGCTGGAAGACCCACAACCGGGACGACGAGACCGGCAAGGCGTTCGGACCCGTGGTCGGCGTGCTCATCCATCACACGGCCGGCCGCAACGACAAGGACCTCTGCTACCGGGGCCGGACTGGTCTGCCCGGGCCGCTGAGCCACGCCTGGTTGGGGAAGACGGCCGGGCTGTGGCTGCTCGGGAACGGGCGGGCGAACCATGCCGGCCTGGTGGACCTGGACGTGGTGAACGCGCTGCGCGCCGAGGTGTCCCCGCTGCCGAAGGATGATCAGGCGAACACGGACGGCAACGACTGCTTGTACGGGCTGGAGATCGAGAATCTTGGGGACGGCCAGGATCCGTACCCTGTCGAGCAGTACCGGCGGGCAGTGTTGTGGGCGGCCGCGTTGTGTCGGGCGCACGGCTGGTCGGAGCGATCTGTGGCGGGGCACAAGGAGGTCCAGCCGGGGAAGATCGACCCGTCGTTCGACATGGACGTGTTCCGGGCTGATGTGCGTGCGCAGTTGGCGAAGGGCCCGACCGTCGTGGTGACGGCGCCGAAGCCGACCCCGTCACGGCCGCGGGTGGATCTGTCCCGCCTGGTGGCCGCGGCGAGGAAGGATCCTGGGGCCGCGCAGGGGCACGTCACGTACATGGCTGGCACCAACCTCGTTGAGGCCGCGCTCGTCAAGGAGGGGCTGCTCGGCCGCCGGTATGCGGGGGACGGCTCGTTCGGGTCGTTGACGCGGGATGCGTATGCGAAGTGGCAGCGCAGGCTCGGCTACAGCGGGAGCGCGGCGGACGGTATCCCCGGCATGACCTCGCTGAAGAAGCTCGGCGCGAAGCACGGCTTCGACGTCGTCGCGTGAAGAAGGAGAACCGACCATGGCCGACCGCCACCCCGGAACCACCCACCTGCTGCGCTACTTCGAGTACGCACACCTCCCCGAGCACCTCCAGCCTGTCAGCGCGTCGTGCGGCGACCTCGCACAGCAGATGGCCGCCGCGCTACCGGACGGACCCGAGCTCACGGCCGGCCTGCGGAAGCTGCTGGAGGCCAAGGACTGCTTCGTACGGGCAGCCCTCGACACCCCGAAGGAGAACTGACCCATGAAGATCCTCGGAAGAGAGCCCGTCGCGATCCTCGCGTTCATCGCGATCGCCCTCAAGCTGTCCTCGGCGTACGGCTGGGACGTGTCCGCGGAGGACCAGGCCGCCATCATGGCCGTCCTGTCCTGCGCCGTCGCGGTTGCCGAGGCGCTCATCCTCAAGACCGGCGCTGCGTTCGCCGCGCTCGTCAACTTCGGGAATGCGGGCCTCGCCCTGTTCCTTGCGTTCGGCTTGAACATGACCGCCGAGCAGCAGGCCCTGTGGATGCTCCTCATCGAGGGCGGTGTCGCGTTCTTCGTCCGCCGCGAAGTCACCGCGCCCGTGCAGCTGCTGCGGATCGAGCAGTCGAGTCCGATGGATCGCGGCTCGCACGCCAAGGCAGCCTGAGCTGACCCGTGAGCGCGTCGGGGAGGTGGTGGCGTGGACGCGGCCATGGTGACGGCGATCGCAGCTCTGATCGGCGGACCCGTGGCCGCGTTGGGCGCCATGTACGGGAACCGCGGCGCGAACCGGGCAGCTCGGGAGGCCAGCGCGGTGACGGGATTCGACAGCCTGACGCAGCGCCTGGTGGCCGAGAGAGACAAGGCGGAGGCCGATCAGGCGAAAGCGGAGGCGCGGGTCGAAGTCCTCGAACTGGAAAACGCGCGCCTGCGGCTGATGGTCGAGCGGCTCGGGGGGACGCCATGACGCGGACGCAGAGCGCCTTGTACCGGGCGCGGCATGTGCTGTGGACGCTCGGCGTGGTCCTGTTCCTGGGAGGAGCAGCCGCGATTGTGTGGCTGCTCCTGGACCGGGATCAGATGGCCGACCAGCTGGCGCACGAGGCGGACCTGCGCGGGATGGCCGTGTCGACGCTCGCCTCGGACGTGCGGGAGCTGCGGGCGCAGGTGCGGGCGGAGGGTGAGACACCGGTGGCGCCGGATCCGACGCAGGCCGTGGAGGATCTCCCGGAGAGGGCGGAGGTGCCGGTGCCGATCCCGGGGCCGCCTGGTCCGGCCGGGAGCCCTGGCCCGTCGGGGACGCCCGGGCGGGACGGCCTAGATGGGAGTCCCGGCGCGAGCGGCGAGCCGGGCAGCCCTGGGGTGGACGGTGCGACGGGCCCGGCTGGTCCTCAGGGCGAGCAGGGTGTTCAGGGGCCGCAAGGCGAGCCAGGCCCTCAGGGGGAGCAAGGTCCCCGAGGCGAGCAAGGGCCGCCGGGGCAGTCGTGTCCGGAGGGATATTCGTGGCAGGCTCCGGCGGGTGATCCGGATGCGTTGGTGTGCCGGCGGGATGGTGCGCCGCCGCCGTCGGATGAGCCGGGGAACGGGAACGGTCTGTTGGCGTTGGATCCGCAGCGCCGCCAGTACGCGTGATCTACCAGTCTGGGACCAGCTGGTAGATCACTGGTAGTTCAGGCCGCCTCGACAATCTCGGCCCGCACCGCCGCCACCCACTCATCCCGCAACTGCTCGTACAAAGCCCGCTCCGCCTGCGTCCACGGCCTACCCGCCGCGCCCCGAACGACGGCACGAATCGCCTCGTTCACGGAGGCAGCAGACCGCACGAGGCCAGGGCCAAGAGGGTTGGGGGACATGGGGACAAGCCTACGGGCCCACACCGACACCGGCCGTCAACCAAATGTCAGGCTGCCCAGAGCCCTCACATGAGGCTGGCCTTGCCCCATACCCTGACAGTGACGAGCTGTTCAGAGAGAGGCAAGGCCATGTCGCCTTCTGATGCTACCCCGGACCCGTACGCCGACCCGCTGAAGTTCGGCCAGCGGGTGCAGATTCTCCGCGAGCGCCGGGGCATGACCCGCGCGCAACTCGCCGACTTCATCGGCGTCTCACCGCACACCCTGAAGAAGATCGAGAACGGGCAGCAGCAGGCGCCCGGCCTCGACATGGTGATGCGGATCGCCGAGGCCCTACGGGTACGCGACCTCGCCGACCTGACGGGTCTACCTGACATGCACGTTGATCTTTTCGTCGGTCCGGGCCATCCCCGCCTCGCCGCGGTGAAGGCCGCCATCGACAACTTTGCGCTCACTTCCAGCATCGAACCCCCGCCCGTGGCGCACGTCGAGGCGCGTCTCGCTCGCGCATGGACCGCCCGCCACGCGGCGAAGAACCACCGCGAGGAGATCGGCAAGCTCCTGCCCGACCTGATCCGCGACGCGCAGGCATTGGTCCGGCACGCGGACTCGGGCAATGAGCGCCGGCGCGCTCAGTCCCTCCTCGCCCAGACGTACTCGCTGTCGCAGTTCTTCATCGCCTACCAACCTGACGCAAGCCTGCTGTGGCGGGTCGCCGAGCGCGGCATGGTCGCCGCCCAGGACAGTGGGGACCCGCACGCCATCGGCGTGGCCGCGTGGCTGCTCGCGCAGGCCCACCGCGACTCCGGCGCCCGCCACTTCGACGCCGCCGACGCCATCAACGTGGAGGCGGTACGGTTCCTCGAACCCCTCTTGCCCGACGCCGACGATGACGTGCTGGCCATCGCGGGCGCGCTGGAGTTCGAGCTCGGCTACACCGCCGCCCGCCGCCGCGAGACCGGTACGGCGTGGCGGCACTGGGACAAGGCCAACGACATGGCCGCCCGTCTGCCCGGCGGCTACTACCATCCGATCACGTCGTTCTCGCAGGCCATCATGGGCGCCCACGCCGTCACCGTCGCTGTGGAGCTGCACCAGGGTGGCGAGAGCGTGCGGCAGGCGGCTCGCGCGGACGAGGTCACGATCCCTTCGAGGCCGCGCCGTGCACGGCACCGGATCGAGGAGGCGCGCGGCTACCAGCTGGACGCGCAGCCGGACGTCGCGATCGCCACTCTGGAGAAGGCGTACCGTGCCGCCCCGGAGACCATCGCGTACAACGGGTACGCGCGGCGGATCATCCTCGAAGAGGTCGAGTCGAAGCAGGCGCCGCGGAGGCGCCGGGCGTCGCAACTTGCCGTGGAGATCGGCATCTTGGCCGCGTAATGGAGGGGACCGGATTCCGGTCCTCTGCCCTACCCACCCGCGCCTACGGTCAGTGATGTAGCGATCACAGACGCACGCGGGGAGCAGTCGTGTCCGACGTACGAAAGCCACTCGAACCACAGCCCGGGGTCCTCATCCACCCCGCCGCAGACCGCCGACTCGCCACCGAGCACTGGCTACTGTCGACACTCCCCGATGACTGGAGGGGCCCGGCGCGGAGGGATTGGAAGAGGCAGCGAGTGACTCTGCTGCCCCTCGGCACGCTGTTCTCTGCCGTCCGTATCCCCGGCAGCCTCATCCTCGCCCTCACCGGCACCCTCACACCCCGCGACATCGACAGCGTGCTCGCGGACGTCCTCCACGGCGGCCCCGTCATCTGCGATCCCCGCCGCGCCTGGTACTACGCACTCGTCCCCGCCAGCGTCCCCCGCACGGTGTCGGCGAAAAAGCTCGACACCTGGCGGGACATCAACGTGGAAGTCCTCGGCAGGGACGCCTACCTGGGCGTGCCTCCACTGGACGCCGTCGCACTGAACCCTCAGGCCCCGGCCTCGTACTGGTCCGTGCCGATGGAGTCAGCCGCGTCACTGTGCGCGCCGCTGACCGTGGGCCGTCTGATCGGCGCCGGACGAGACCGGCTGCTCGAAGGGGTGGGCGAGTGAGCCGCGTCGAACAGCAGTGGGAGGAGAGCGGCCGCGGCGCGGCTCCCCACCAGCAGCGCGTTGTCGTGACGGCCGCCGCCCGCGAGGAGGCCGCTTTCAGTAGCTACTGCGGCCACCTGTCCGGCTGCCGCGAGTGCAACGCACGTTTCGAGACCGGGGCGCCTTTCTGCGACGAGGCCAAGGAGTTGGGCGCGCTCTACCTCGCGGCACACGGCGAGAGCCGCGAGGTAGAGCGCGCCCGGGTGGCGGGAAAGGTGAACGTATGA